GAATTGCAGATTTCGCTTCATTCGCTAATGTGCCAAAGATTTTAAAGAATATTGAAAGCCTTATGGAAGATAGTAAGGTAGAGAGTTTACTAAAAAGACTTTTGGAAATTGAAGAAAAAAGGGAATTTGCCATATTAAAATTAGAAAACTTTAATTCAGAATGGTCAAATTACTGTGAGGGAGAAGGTATGCAAATAAATAACGAAGGAGTACTAAACTATTTAGATACGGAGTTTAAAAAAGAAGCAGAAACTAATAAAGATTTTAAATTTAACGAAGTAAGAATGAAGTTAGGACGTGCTTTAGTAATCTCTAACAGCGTTAAATCAAATGAGTGGGAGAATGTTATAAATAGTATAATGAGAGTGCGTTAAAACGTCTTAAAACAGAAAAACGGTAGCCAAATTAATGACTACCGTTTTTTTTTGTGCTTATAAGTTTGTAAGAATATCATTTAGGTAAGTTTGATATTTAGGTATCAATTCTAAATTATCTTTTATCTTAGACTTAATTAGGAATGTTTTTGGATCAAGCCAAATACCAATAGAACTTCCGCAAACTTTCAATTTAATCTCTTTTGAACTTTTAATGTTAAAATACTTTCCGCAATCGGATAATTGTATATGATTATGCGTTTTAAATTGCTTTATTAAACGATAAGTTATTGTAATTGAGTTCATTTAAGTTTTGGTTTTGTTTTGATATTAATAGTTAGCCGTAATAAGCCACTAATTTCAGCCTATTGTCTTATCCTCGACAGTTTGTGTTAAATCTAAATATCTGTCTATATCTTGCAAACGCCCTTTATTCATTTGTTCAATATAAATATGTTGGTCGCTAACATTATAAATGAAATCTTCTTTAATTGGCTTACTTCGGCTAACTTCGCATAAAATTAAATTTTTGGTCTGTAAAAGTATTGTTTCATCTATAACAGCACTTATTAAACCTCTATTGTTCAGTATCTGTTTTTGTGTAAATCCTCTCATTAGTAATTTACTTTTTATGTTTTTTTCAAATTCCATAATGTTTGTTTTTTATTTGTTAAAATCTAATTTTATACGCTTACAGTTGGAAGGAATCCTTTCAGGATTCCTTCCAACGAACCCGGCTACAATCCGTTTAAGAAGCCTAAAAAGACTTCTTCCAACAATGGCTAAAAGCCATTGAAACGGCTCATAGCCGGGTTCGTTAGTAGCAATTTAGGCTGATTTACATTTTTACAAAACCTATTTTTAAACATAGACTTAATGTCTTATTTGTTGTCTATGTTTTAACCGTTCCTAAAAAGCTACTAACTATGCGCATAATCAATTGCTTGTTTTAGCTTTTTTAAAGAGTTTTTGTCTTTTTCTATTTGCTCACTTGTATAAACATTTTCATATCTAAACATTTCAAGTTTTTCTATTATTTTTTGTACTTCTTTTAAATCCATTTTTATTATGTTTTAAGTTAATTTATACGCAACTAATTATGCTCTATTTAGTTGTAAAATATATGGGCTGATTTTCTTGTACTTTTCCTATCGGTTTTTAACTACTTCGCTTTATTGCTTTACTTACTTATAATGCGTTAACGCCCCCAAACATTTACCAACTACGGCATATAAACAATTAAAAACTATCTACGCCTACAACTTCAACTTCAGTCCATTCTTCCCCTTCTGTATTTTGATACTGTAATACTTTTTTATACTCGTTTTTTTCACCTATTAACCAATCGCCTTTATAGGTCAGTAATATTTTCCATCTTAATTTCATAATTTATCGTTTTTAAAAGTTCATATTCATTATAGTTACTGTTTATATTAGGCTGATGGAAATTCAAATCAAAAACCACTTTTCAAGCAAATGTCGTTTTAAATGTTTCGGATTGATCTGTTTTTGCGTTTTTCCTAAGCCAACCCAAATAAAACCTTTTAATCTCCTGGACTTTTCTACTTCTTTGCCTAATTCTAAATTTAATTTTGCAAGTGCTTTTTGCTTTTTTTGTAGAGCCTCAAGTCCTATTGTGTTATCTCTTTTTTCTAACGGTAATTTTGATTCTGCCATAATATTAAATTTCTGTTACTTCTATTTTAAGATTAAAAGCCGTACAAATTTTATCTACTGTCTTACCTGTTATTCCACGTCCTTGTTCTATACGGCAAACCCAGCCTTGATGTTTAGCATCTCCAAACGCTTTTATGGCAAATTCTTTTTGATTTAAACCCATTGCGGCACGTTTGCTTATCATAAAATCTTGAATTTCTTTTGAAAATGTATTTTCCATTAGTTACGTTTGTCGATTACAATAGTATTAGGATAGCAATTTTCAAATTGTGAAGCAGTACACCAATTTGTATAAATAGTGCCTGTAATGTCTTGTAAATACCTGTAACGATATTCGTACATCGGTTGATTAAATGCGTTTTCTATTTGTTTATCGAAATTTCCCATTTTTCGCTTTATTTAGATTTTCGTTTTAATTTATTAGTGTGTAATTTTCGTATTCCCAATGCCATATTGCAAAAGTTTGGAAAGTGAATTTATTTTGTCTTACGTTTTCTGCAAATTCTTTTTGGGTTGCTATTTTTGTAACTCGGTCAATAAATTGAGCGTAAACAATTTTTCTATTTAATTCTGTGGTATCGCCTGAAATTACTTTTATGCGATTATTGTATTTATCCCTATAAATTTTATTTAGTTCCATTTTTCGTTTTATTTTTCGTTTGTTTAAGAAGTGAGTAAAATGCTTAATATTATGAGCATTAGTATTATTATAGTTCGTTTCATTTGATAAATATATACTATTAATATCAATTATTCGTACTTTTTTTGACAAATTTTTTTCTTTCGTATCTTTTTTGCCAAAAATATAGGATTGCCATTATAAAAGTTACGGCTAAAAGTGTGTATTGGAGTATGAAGATGAATATCATAAGGCTAAGGCTTTAAATTTGTTTAACCCATTCTAAATTTACAAACTCTGTTTCATAACCTTCTCTTTCAATAATTCTTACGGTATCATCGTTTACGGCAATTTTAAACCAATCGTAATTTGCTCTTAAATAATCTTCTAAATCCTTATGGTTATTTGCTATAAGAATAATATTGTCGTTAAAATTTCTGTCGTATTTAAATAATAATTTGTTCATAATTTTTGCTTTTAGTTTTATTTGTTTAGTTGAGTTTTTACTCTTGTAAAAAACTTTAATTGATTAGGTGATCCACCCCATTCTGTTAATTCATTTATAGCAAAATCAAGTTCCTTATTAAATTCTTCTTTATTATTGTTGAATTGTTTTAAAAGATTTTCAATGTATGTACTTACTTGCTTTTTTGTTACATATATTAGTTTCATAATTTTAGTATTTAAATATTATTAACGGTTTTTTAGTTTCACCTTTCCAGTTAGGGTTATCTGCTTTTGAATATTCGATAAGTTTATTTAAAGATTCTTTATATTCAAATTTTGCGGGTTTATTTAAGCAATAAATATCATCGCCATCAATTTTTATCACTTCTCCATATTGATATCTATTGTTTTTTGCGTTATAATATGCTATCCTTTTTAATATTTTTGTTTTCATAATTTTTGTCTTTATTTTAGTTTATTATTTTAGGTTTTTACGGTGATTAGTGCCGTTAATTTGGTTTTTGTTAAATTTGTTCGATTTGCTTTTTTAACCATTCATTATTATTTTTACCTATTTTATAAGGTTGAGCATCTTGCATTATTTTAATCTCTTTGTTAATCTGTTTGTTATAGGCTTTTGCCCTTTCTTCAAATGTTTTCATTTTAGTATTTTTTAGGTTTTTTAGGTTGAATTTTTACGATTTGCCATATTATTTTAGAAATTCCATATAAGAATAATTAAAACAATAAGTATAATAAGCATTGGTAAATAATCCTTTGGATCGGTTTGTGGTATTTCGTTTTCGGTGTTCATAATTTTTTAGTTTGTGATTAATTGTTTAGCTCTTGACATTCCTAAAATAAAATGTGTTAATTCATTGTATTCTAAGGCTGGGGAAATAGTATGCGTACCTTTTTGAATAAAAAACTTACTTTTTGTTTTTCTTTTATCGTTCGGAATGTGTTTGTAAACTTTTAAATTTCCAATATTGAAATAATTTAAACCGTTTTGTAAGGCTTCCATTTTTTGCTCGGTGTTCATTGTATTTTTCATCTTTTTTGCTTTATTATTAGTTTTATAAATATTTTAGTGTTTCTTTTGCTACGTTGAAATTATCTCTTTGCATCGGGTTTCATAGCAATTTTATCCAGGTGCTTTTAGTTTCATAAATAGGCGGGTTTCATTCTTTTTGATTCCCGCCTATTGCTTTTTTATTTTTCTTCAATATAAGCCCAATCACTCCAATTATTTTCTTTTATAGCATCTTCTGCTTCTTCTTCGCTGTCGTAAGTTTTAGCTGTATCTCTGTCGCCTGTATTATTGTCATCTAATCCAATATAAGGCTTATTTGAATTGTCTGTATTATCGCAAATAATAAATTCTTTTTTACAAAGAATGAAGCCGAAACGATCCGCATAATCATTTACCCCAAATTCTCCAGAAACCGTGTACCATCCTTGTTCGTTTGTTTCTTCAATTTCTAAATCTCCTTTAAATCCCTTTACATTTCCGCGATAATCATTTCCTAAGCTGCTCAATCCGCTTGTGTCAATATCTCTGATTAATTCATTGAATAAATCTTCGTTTACTATTTTAAAAGTTACATTTGTTTTCATAATTTTTCTTTTTAGTTTTTTTATATTAGTTTTCCGTTTTCAAAATAAAATTTGCCGTTACAATCTAAATACCATTGAGGAGGATTAATTTTTTCGTTTTCGTCTAATGATATGCAAGCTGAAATTTTTACAAGTTCTTCAACTTCTGACGGTGCTAATTCTTGAACGGCAAAATCAATTAGTTTTTCTTTGCTTTTAAAATGTTTTTTATCCATTATAGGATAGTTAATTATTTCCTGGTCAAGTGCATCTTCATACGTGTAAATAAATTGTGCTTTCATAATTTTTCTTTTTATTTTGGTTTATATTTTTAGTTTTTTAAATGTGAAATTGGTATCGGTTTTTAACTTTTTTGATCTCGCCTATAATTTTAAGCGTTTTTGTGTTTTCTGCCCTATTATCTGAATTTATAAAATAGTTATCAGAATAATAAAATTTATTTATGGCAGCTTGTAAACTTTCTTTTGTTGGTGATGATAGGACTAACATAATTTAGTTTTTAAAATGGTATTTATATTCCTGACTGCTTTCATTCGTTGTGAAAATTGCCGTATCAAAACTATTTATAGGTGTGTTTTTCTCCGTTTTATAGCCTTTTAACGTGCCTAAATTGTAGGCTTTGCATAATCCTTTTAAATCTTTTTTAAGTTCTGTAAAGTTCATAATTTTTATTTTTTAGGTTTTAAAGTTTATAGTATTATATCTTCCAAAAATTCATTTCCGCATTTAGGGCATTTTATAGAATAAGTAAACCCAATTATTATGCTTTCTTTTTTTTCGTGTATTGGATTACTTCCAATCCAATTGCATTTTAAACAAAGTTTTTTCATAATCTACTTAATTTTATTTATTAAACTGACCTTGAATAAATTCAACCCCATTAAAATAACCTAAACAAGCTGTTAAATAGGTGAATCCGTTTTTTGATGTATAATTTATTCCAGTGCTTAAAATATTGTTATGGTATGTTCTAACGCCTGAACAGTAAAAAATAAATCCAGGTGTTTTAAGTTCTTTTAAAAATCTATTTAATTTTATGTTTGCCATAATAAAAATGTATTTAGTGTTTTTAGTTCCCGCCTTTGGTTATGATCCAATGAAGCAAACATATTGCAAGCGGGTAAGATTGTGAATTAAATTTCGTTTAACTCTTTTAAAAGTTGTTTTTGTAGCTTTTTAGTTAGTCTTTTATCCCAATTATCGCTGATTGTGTCAAGTCCTTGCATTAATTCTTCCCCTAAAATGTACACTAACATATTACAAACACTTTCAGAATTATCAAGTTTTGTGTTCACTTCTCCGAAATTATCATTTTCGTATTCTGTGATTTTTTCAATGGCTGCAAATATGCCATAATTTTTAACTAACCATTGTTCTGCTTCATAATATCCTATAATGAAATAATCAGTATTAAATACCTCGTTATGTATTTCTGAAATTTCCATATCTAATAGTCTGCCGTCATTTATTGCGTCAATTAATTGGCTTGCGATTTCTTGTTTTGTTGAGTGGTTTAAAGTTTTCATAATTTAAAATTTAGATTGTTATTAGTTTATTTTTTAGGTTGAATTTTTACGATTTGCAATATAATAATTAAGAACGAACAAACCCAAAGGTAAGAACGTTATAAAGGACAGTTAAGAGTATAACGGCAACGCCTGTGTATTTAATTACGTTAGTAATGCTTAACGCTTCATTAATTTGTTGAGCTGTTAAAGTTTTTAGATTTGCCATAATATTATAAGTTTAAAAAAGTTAATAAATAGTTTAATCCTTTTATAGTTGAATAAACCAATAAGGAATATAAAAAGAGGATAGGCGCAGCATAAGAGATTTTGTCCGCAATGATCCAAAGGTTGTGCGATAGTGTTTTCATAGTCCTAATATATTTCACCATTTTGAGTAAAATCATAATCATTCTCCGTTAATTCCTCCCTTGCATATTCTTCTGAATTTTGATAATCATAATCATTCTCCATTGCTTTTAATACTTCGTGCGTACATTCCTCCATTAATTCAAAAAATGTTATGTCTTTCGGTTCTTTTATAAATTCTCTAATCGGATCCAAAAAGTTTTCGTCTACACAATAACCAGTAAATGGACAATTGCCGCCTAAAGTTTTCTCGTTCTTTTTTGAATATTTACAGTAGTATGTATCAAAATTATTCTTTAAGTATTTCCATAATCTTACTCCTTGCAATTCTTCTTCTTCGTTATTATATCCGCTTCTTATGTCTGCATCACTACAATTGGCACTTGAATAATCAATACTATATCTATTACCCATTTCAAAACCGTAAAAATTCAACCCCTTTTTTAAACTGTTAATGGCATCTTCCATCCAAAAATATTCTCTCTCTCTATTAATAAAGTTGTCTATCGCTTCCTGTTGTGCATCTTCTTTTAACTCATCAAATTTGTAAAGTTGTATTTCAATTGTTTTCATAATATTATAAGGTTTAAATGTTAGTATTAATTATTTATATTGTTAATGTGATTATTACTTATGACAAATATACATCATTATACTATACGCCCGACACAACAATATTCTATTTTCTTATACTAAAATAAGTTTTAATAAAGATTATTTATACTTGAATTTATACTGAAATTTAACGCCTCGCCATATTATAAAAGAACAAAACAAGCAAGGGAAACAGTAGAAGAACAAAGAGAACAACAACCATACGAACACAACCCGCGAAGCGGGAACAACCAAACAAAAAAAATACAATCAATATTATATTATATGTTGCAACATCTATTGGTTTAACATCAAATTAATTTAGTTATATGATGCAATATTTAATGATAAATGTAACGCACACACACACGCACAACCCCTATAAACAAACGAATTAACACAATAATACACACGATACCAACCAACCAAACGACACCAGGAAACAAACACGCTACAAAGATCAACACAACCAACAAACCCCTATAAATACTGCATAATATGGAGATGTTTAGATATGGTTGAGAAAGTAAGTACATTACAATTCAATTTCCTCAATGAATACAAGGCATACAGAAGATAACGCAGTAGTTATGGCAATACTAACAACGAGTTAACTGGACGATAAGAACAGACAGAACCACAACAAAAAGTCAAAAGTTTACAAGAATCCTGATACAAAACACCCCCACCCCTGAAATAAAAACAGTTTCCAAATTCAAAACAATTCACATAATGTAGGGTATAGCCCCATACATACCCACATAGACCATTTAAAAAAACATACATACAACCACAGCCCATTTTAAAAACATTGGGTACAAACACCTTAAAACGTAGTATTAGTGCGGTATAGAGCCTTAAAAGAGGTAAAAGCAAGGTAGAAAAGATACAAATCAAAAATTAATATTAAAAGTATAAATAAATAACCCTACATTGTGGGTTAAATGTTAATAAATAATACTAAATATATAAAATAACCCAACTATTAGGGTTATATTTGTATTATGAGAATATTAGAAGACACAAGGTGCGTATACGTAATACTAAATTTAGAAACGTCAAGGGTTAAAATTGGTGTTTCAAATAATGTTAGTAAAAGAGTTGAATCGCTAAAATCATCAAGTGGATGCGAACTCAAAGTAATCTATCATACTTTTTTTCTAGAAAATCCTTTTGGGCTAGAGATGAAGTTACATAAACTGCTTAAAGATTATAGATATCTCGGAGAATGGTTTACGATTGACCACGAGCGAGCCGTTAAACTTGTTCAAAAATTAGAGAAAGAGCATAAGCTATGCGAGGTGTGCAAGATGTTCAATAAACCCTTAAACCCAACGAATATTGCTTTGGAGCTTGGTGTATCGAGAAATTGTGTCGTAAGACACTTGTCGGTTAGGGGATTTAAAATCAAAGAAAAAAAAATCAAAAAAATCCCATTAGATAAAAATGGTATTCCCAAACCAATTAGAATAGTAAAGATGAAACCAGTAATAATTCCAGTAACCGCATTAAATATTGGGAATATGGTTTCTAAAAATAATGAGAAACTAAAATTAAGAAAGGCGTTAGACGCTCAAAGATTAAACTTAAAAATAGACTTACACGCTCAATACTAAAACTAATACCAACAATAGAATAAATTGATACTAAACTAAAATATGATAGAAAAATAGAATAAACGGCAGTACAGATTATTCGTATTAAAAATATATATTTGTGGTATTAATTATTTGTACTAAAAATGGAAGTGAATAAAATATATGAAGGTAGCTCGTTAGAAGTCTTAAAAACCTTTCCTGACAATTCTATGGATTGTTGTATTACATCACCTCCATATTGGGGTTTAAGAGATTACGGACACGATGAGCAATTAGGTGGCGAGAAACATTATACAGACTTCGTAAATAACTTATGTGATGTTTTTAATGAAGTGAAAAGGGTTTTGAAGCCAACTGGAACGTGTTTTATAAACTTGGGTGATACATACGGAACACAAAGCGGTGGAATGGCAGGTGGTATAATTGAGCCAAAATACGGACACGCTGAAACAAGAAAGGTTAAACAACCAAATGTAAATATGCACAAAAGCCTTTGTATGATTCCTGAACGTTTTGCTATTGAAATGGTGAATAGAGGTTGGTGTTTGCGAAATCAAATTATTTGGCACAAACCCAATCAAATGCCATCGAGCGCAAAAGACAGATTTACGGTAGATTTTGAGAAAGTATTTTTCTTCGTTAAAGAGCCGATTGGATATTATTTTGAACAACAGTTAGAAAAAAGTATTTGGGCAGAAACAGATAGTAGAAGTAAAATAAAAGGAGGTGTAAAAAGTAAAGGAAAAACAGCAAGTGGTAATTACGCTACAAACAAAGTTGCTTTTAGAGAAGATGGTATGAGAAATTTAAGAACGGTATGGGCGGTAAACACATCTTCAAGTTCAGAAGCTCATTTTGCCACATATCCACAGAAGTTAGTAGAAAGAATGTTGAAAGCTGGATGCCCCGAAAACGGATTGGTATTAGATCCATTTTTCGGAAGTGGCACTACGGGTTTATATGCGAGAAAAGTGGGCAGAAATTACATAGGAATTGAGTTAAATCCCGAATATGTAAGCCTTGCCGAAAATAGAATTTTTAACGAAATAGGAATATTTGCATAATATATAAAAACTATGAGAGCAATAAAATACATACAGAGGCGAATCAACAATTTTCTAAACTTTATGGAGAGATTGGCAAATAGGTGTGGTTGTCCGAAAGAGGCAAAATGGAATTAATCCTAATTCGGTTAAATGGCTCTATTTGTCGATAGTGGAGTGGTCGTAATGTTTGATACCAAAAGTAGGCGAGCTAAGAGATGAGAATATATCCTACCAAATTACGGCAAGACTGACTTTATCCGAGTTCAAAGTAAACGGATTTTTAATATTAATATGGCATATTATAAAAAATGAAAGCAAAAGAAAAAGCAAAAGAGTTATTTGAACAAATGATTAGTGTTAGTGATAAACTAAATAAATACCCAATGTGTTTTGATACAGCCAGGGCGTGTGCTTTGATTGCAATTAATGAGATTCAGAAAACGTGTTTATATTATGGAGATTACAAAAAGCATTTAGAAATAAAGGAAAAATATTTTGATTATTGGCAAGAAGTAAAACAGAAATTATAACTAACAAACGAAATAAATTATGAGAAAAATCACAGACGATTACAGCGATTACGCAAAGTTTCATATGTCGCTTAAAGGTTACAAATTCACATTAAAAGGTAGCCGAATTTACACATTTGAGTTATATTTAAGAGGGTTTCGAGATTCTTACAACCTAATTAACGGCAAGACGAGTTACGTTGCTGAAAGGGTTGAAAATACTTATTCTTATTATTAGTTATATGTTTTTTCATATAGCAAATCACAAAAAGTCAGTAAAACCGTAAACAACAAGTGCAAAAGCATATAAATAATGACCGAAAACGAGATAATAAAGGCAGGATTTAGTAGAGTAGATATTTCGGCAGAGGAAAGTGGTGATTTGCCATATTCATATTATCATTTAGAGTTTGGTGCAGAGTTTTCTTTATGTCTTATGGCAAATGAGAAAGGGTGTGAATTTGTAGTAACCTTTTTAGATTATGACCATTTTGAAATATTTGAATATAGCGAATTGATAAAATTGATTAAAATATTAAACAGAAACTTAAAAAAACAATGAAAAAAAAGATGACAACATTCGTATTTCCAACAGAAGCGGGATATAATATTACCGTAGAACATCACACAGAAGAACAAGCAAAAGAAGTAATAGCAAATCTAAACAAACCGAAGTAATGGGAAAAACAAAATGCAGTAACGATAATTGCCCTTTAAAATACGAATGTTACCGATTCGTATCAGAGCCAACAGAACATCAATGGTATAATCAATTTGAATTTAAAGATGGTATATGTGATGGATTTATAGAAACTAAAAAAAAATAATTAACGGCAGTAAACACTATTTAGTGCCAAAACTTAATATGACAAGCGACAAACGAAAAGAATTATTTACAGATTTTACCGATAATATGGCAAAAATCCTAATTTCAAAAGGAAACGATTACGCCACACAAGACGTTTTAAGCAACTTTAAATTGGCTGGGAATATAGCGAACCAAAAAGTAAATAACCCCTCTGCAATCAACTGTCTTAACCTTATAGCGACAAAAGTAGCGAGATTAGGAAATTTACTTTCAAGTGAAGGTGATATTAAAAATGAAAGCGTAGAAGATAGCGTTTTGGATATGGCAAATTACACTTTTTTGCTATTTTGTATTTTGAAAGAAGGTAAAGAAGATGGAATAAATGAAGTTAGGAGATTTTGGCAAAACAACCAAATTGATTTTGATGAACTTAATAAAAAACTTGAAAAAGAGGAATCAATTCGGACTTTCACGATTAGTAAATTAATTGAATCAGTAAATTCTTTTTCTGTAAAGGGTTCAGCACCATCTAAAATTGAAATAAATTTAAATTTGGAGAAATATATGATTAAGAATTTTGAGCAACACGCAGTATTCAGCCCATCATCTAAAATAGCCCAACTAAATACCATATTTGGTCTTGACGTAGAAATAAACGAAGATTTAGCCGACAACGAATATATCCTATCATAATGGAAGCAGAAATAACTGCATCTGCCATAATATTCTTATTACTATTAATAAAACTAAAATATGCTTAGAGTAATCATAGAAAGTCCATACGCAGGAAACGTAGAAAGAAACGTAGCCTATGCAAAATTATGTTTAAAAGACAGTTTAATGCGAAACGAAGCTCCGATAGCGTCACACATTCTTCATACAATGGTCTTAGACGACACAATTCCAAAAGAAAGAAAAATGGGAATAGAAGCTGGTTTGGCTTGGGTATGTGTAGCCGATAAACATATTTTTTACACAGATTACGGAATGAGCAAAGGAATGACACAAGCGATGACATTTGCCTTAGACCATAATATAGAATTTGAAGTTAGAGAAATCTTATCAAAACATATAAACTCATTTTTTTGACCGATTTAGTATAAATAAATCATACTATTGATATAAATTTAGTACATTAGCAGTAACAAACGAAAATATGAACAAAAATCTCTTTATAAATATCATAACCGCACTTCAAGAGCAGTATGATGATGATTTGGCAAAAGCCTATCTAATGGGAAAAGTATTAGATATTGAGGCAAATCCATACGACAATTCCAAACTATCTAACGCTATTTTTAAGTTGCTTAGACTTTATTTCAAAGACAAAACAAGTGATATAGAAATATTTTGCTGGGAACAGAATTTTGGCAGAATGAATAATGTTTCGATTGAAAAACTTTGGGATTTTTTGCAAGAACCTACAAGTTTAAGAATCAATTGGGATGATGAGGCAAATGATGCAAAATATTCTAAAAAAATACCTACTGAATATATTGTAGGATTTGACCCAATTGATACAAATACAACATCATATAAAGGCGTGTATAGTGCGTTTGAGCCATCTATTAAAGATTATATTCAATCTCATTTATCTCCACTAAAAGATGAAAAAGTTTCCGAAGCAATAAAAGACATCGAAGTTAAAGACATCATAATCATAAGCCCTTTAAAAAAGCGATAGTTATGGAAACGCAACATTATTTCAATACAACAAACGAAACTGCAAAATATGTGGATTCAAGAGTAGCGAAAAACCAAACGCAAGAGGAAATAGTTTACGATATTTTTTTAGCGAAAAGAAAATTATCTGCGAGTGAAGTTATGGCATTGTACCCAAATAAAAACGTGCCGCTTACAAGCATTAGACGATGTTTAAGCAACCTTTTTTACGATGGCAAGCTAATCAAGTTAGAGGAAACTAACATTGGAATATTTGGTTCTCCAGAGAAAAAATACCGTTTGGCTTATGAAGTAAATCAGCAAATCACAATGTTTTAATATGAAAAAGACCAAAATCAAAAAAGTAGATTTTCCATTTATGAGTATGGACGGCTTAACAATTATAAGACACGAAATTGTTTATGAGGAAATAGGCGACACGATGAATTACTCCAACAAAGAAAAAATGAAGCAAGGAAGTAAAATACTAAAACTAAGAAACGAAAAAATAAATAAAAATGGCACGAAAAGAAATAGGAAAACAGAATAAGGTTGAAATGACAGACGAATTAAGGTTATCTGCCTTAAAAGTAGTATTGTTTTCGCAATTATTAACAGAGGGAATAGATGATGTTAAAGGAACTTCATTACACAACGGAAAAGTCAAAGTTTTATCAGGGAATTTATCGAATGTACTTGCACCTATGTTGAGAAACGAAATTGACAGAGTTTATAAAACCGATCCTGAAATGACGACAAACATATTCCGAGAATTAGACAATTTAGTTACAAGAATAGCGAAAACAAATGTCCTGGATTTAGTAATGATAAACCAAATTTTCACACATTACGAAAATCACAAACAGGATTGGAAAAATCTTTTTGCCGTAGAATTAACACAATTAGACACCTAAAATGGAAAAGTACGAGCCATTAAAGCAAATTAAGAATATTAAAACGGGTTATAAAGAAAAAACTATGCAGACTTATACAAAAGTGTATTTAGACAACTTAGGATATGACGAATCTGATTTTGTTCAATGTCAATGTTGTGAAAATAGGGCGACAAGCATACATCACATAATATCAAGGTCAAGAGATAAAAAATTACTAAATGATATTCACAATTTGATGGCGTTGTGTTTGGATTGTCATCAGAAATATGGCGAAATCAAAGAATTTATGCCTTTACTACTCAAAATACAAAGGTCATTTTTAAGGAATAATGGTGTGCATTTTTCAGAAGAATATTTTACCCAAAAATTAGCGATTTATGAAAAGTAAAACAGTTTTAAAATTAATGGTTGTTGACGGAAGGAAACAAATACCGATTGACAGAGATTTTTTAGTAACTCCAGCATTGGCTTTTGGATTATCAACATTGGAAGATAATGATGACGAGGGTTATGGATGGGGATTCGCAATAGGATGGGGATTTTGGTATTTCGGATTTGGTGTTTATACGGCTATGATAAATGGGTAGGTCTAAATTATGGGAAGCAGACGATGTTAGTTTCTTAGAAAAAAACTATCCAAATAAAGGGCTTAAATGGTGCTGTATAGAATTAGACAGGTCGAACGCAAGTATTAGACAAAAGGCATCAAATTTAGGGTTAAAGCAAGACAGAGAAGGTGATTTTTTTAAAGAATGGCAGGATAGAGCAGGGAAGTCTAAAATTGGCAAAAAAAGACCTGAACATTCTATTGTTATGAAAGAACACGTTAAAAACGGAAGGATTCCAGCAATGGAAAAAAGAACTGATGAACAAAATAAGAAACTTTCTTTACAAAAAATTAAATGGTTTAGCGAGAATGAACACCCAAGAGGTATGCTTGGGAAAAAACACACTAAAGATAATGTGAAAAAGATAGGCGAGAGAGCTAAAAAAATGTGGGCAGACCCAAACAGTATAGTTAATTCGGAAAAGCATAGACAATATTTATCAGACAACGCATCAACGCATATGAATATGAGAATGAAAAACAATCCATCAAGCATTTACTCAAGGTGTAAAAAAGGCACAATTACTATCGTAGACAAAACATTTTTTGCAAGGTCAAGGTGGGAGGCTAATATTGGCGCATATCTTCAATTTCTAAAAGAGAAAAATGAAATAAAAGATTGGGAACATGAACCTAAGACATTTTGGTTTTTAGAGATTAAAAGAGGTGTTAGGTCATATTTGCCAGACTTCTTTATAACAAATAATGATGATTCAACTTATTATATTGAGGTTAAGGGGTATATGGATGCTAAATCTAAAACCAAATTAAAGAGAATGGCTAAATACTATCCCGATGTAAAAGTTGACGTAATTGAAGAAAAAAGATACAATGCGATTAAAAGGAATAGTTCTTTATATAAACATTGGGGATTATTAAAATAAAAACTATGGAAACGAAAACAACGATTAAAAAACTATTCGGGATTTGCTATTTAATTCAAGTCCAAAAAATGTATTACTTTGATGATGGTGAGGGAAAAAAAGTAACCGAAGTTAAAGTAGAAACCTACTTTTTCGACATAAAAATTCACTCAACACAAATAACATTTTAGCTATGACCATATTAGGAGATAGAGTACTAATTTCAGAAATAAAAGGCGAAGAAATAACGCAATCGGGCATAATAATCCCAGAGAAAGACAAAAAATATCGCACTGGCAAGGTGCAACAGTTAGGCAAAAAAGTAAAACACATAAAAGTAGGCGATGTAGTCCAATTTTACGACCACGTTGGCGCGAATATCAATTATCGGGGCGATGACTTGATTTTGTTGTCAGAGGAAACAGACGTTATTTGTAGGCTTTAAAAAACTATCTTAGGACTACTCGAACAATCTTTTTTTATGTTCGGGTACTTCTAATTTATTCATTCGTTTTATTAAGTCTAATTTCTTTTTATCATAAGGCGTATTTTTATTTTTATTTGCCATAGGATTGTGTTTAGAATCTTCGGGTATAGGAACTTGACCGCTAAGATGCTCATAAAATGTAATTACAATATTTCTTCCTTTTGTATTAAGGCAAAACAGTCTTTTTTCAACGTCTGTATTATCCATCAAAATATTGACATACCCTGATTCTAAGATACTTTGAAACCTACCGTAAGTAAAATTTCTTGGTATTTTACTATACTCTAAACGGGTGAAAATTCTCATTCCCATTAATTTAAGCAAAATCTCTAATAAATTCGGGTCAATATCAAATTTTTTAATCGTGAAAGTTCTAACGGTATATAAATCTTCAAGCATATCGAAGCCTTGATAAATTTCAAGATACTTAGCCTTAGAGTACTTATCAGAATCTTCTTTAATCCCTATTTTAACCTTTGACGACTTCCTAATCGCATTAACTTCTTTACTTAATAATTTATTTAAGTTTTCTTTTGCCATAATACAAATAATTTATACTACAAATATAATTAATTCGTATTAATTTATATATCTTTGTAAGACAATGTATTTTAAATCTTTAACGCTTGCACTATGGCTAAAATTCTAAATAAAAATATTTACCCGATAGACACTAAGATTTCCGATACGGATATGGTGATTGGGAGTGATGGGGATAAGCAATTTAAAACAAAAAACTTCTCTGTTGGAGCTTTAAAATCACACATATTAGATGGTGGGGGCGGTGATGGCGGTGGTGGTTACGGTAATGATGACGGAACATTTACTTGGGTAATGTATGCAGAAGATATAGACGGTACGAATATGTCACCTATGAAACTTTCTTCATCTAATTTTATAGGTTACGGATTTAATAAAATTGATAAAACACCTTCACTTGACCCATTAGAATATATTTGGATGCCAATTACCCTTGTAAAAGGTCGTGATGGTATTGATGGTTCTAACGGAATTGAAGGTTTAGATGGAAAAACAGGAATACAAGGACCGAATGGTATTGGCGGAAATCCAACTTATTTTCACATTGCTTATGCGGATGATATTAATGGTGGAGGATTTAACCAACACCCATACGATAAAAAATTTATAGGTACTTATTCTGATTATACATTAGCAGATAGCGACATACCGTCTGATTATACTTGGATGGCAGTTACGGGATTAGACGGCACAAAAGGTATTCCTGGTGTTAATGCAATAGACGGACTTACTTATTACCTACATATTGCTTATGCCGATTCAGAAGATGGCGTTACAGGTTTTGACATAGTAGAATCTGAAGATAAACAGTTTATAGGAACGTTAGTTGATCTTGTAGAAAATGATTCATTAATTCCTTCCGATTACACTTGGGCAAGAATTTTAAACCCAGAAATAGGCATACCTGATGGTAATGGCACTTTTACTTGGGAAAAATACACAATTAATCCTGACGGTAATTATCCTTTATACGATACTGATGAAGGGATGCTTTATAGGGGTTTTGCATTTAAAAAAACTACACCGATAGAAAGTGAGATAGCAAGTGATTACCAATGGCATTTGATATATATAAATAATGCTTATAACCAAAATAACCGAATTAGGGTTATTGATATATCTACATCTTATTTTGACACCAAAGCCGTAACAGAGCAATCAATATCGGAATGGGTAAATGCAAATGGGATAAGCGTTGACGAAACCGAAAACATTATTTTTAATATAGGAGATACGGCAATAATTGATGAACCAGTTGTAGCACCTTCTTTAAACCCAAATATATCTTTACCGTTAGTTTTATTAGGAACAACAGCTACAACAGCTTCACTCACTTGGGTAAATTTAGATACAGCAATTATAAGATATGAATTATTTTACAATGCTTTATTTGATGACTTAGGCGATTTAAACGTAACATCAAAAACTTTAACGGGATTAAGCGCGATTGCATACAGTTGTTATGTAATTGGTTATGATACTTATGGAACATCTAAAAAAAGCAATACAGTAACATTTAGTTTATATGTAGCTTCAACACCAAATATTTCAGTCGGCACAAATACGGGCGATGTAACAGACACTTCGATACGAGTAAATTGGAACATACAAGCGAGTTTTGGCGCAACAAGATATGAACTGTACAGAAATGGCGTAAAAGTCTATGACGGTGCTTTAACAACGTTTAATTCGACTGCATTAACACAATCTACTTCCTACGCATTTTATGTAATTGCCTATAATGGCGCAACGGCATCTTTACAGAGTGCAACCTTAAATGTTTCGACAATAGCGACTATAACACCAACTTTAACTGCACCTACAATCGCTTTTATAAGTGCAAAAGACGAATCAATTAAATTTTCAATAGTAGTACCAAGTTCGGAAATAGGGAGAATTACAGCAATTAGAATAGAGTACAAAGGAATTAACGCTATAAATTGGAATGAAGCACCTGCAATTGCCTACGCAAATACAGCAATTTTATTTAATTTATTTAGTGATATAAATTACCAAATTAGAGTTAGAAGTACGGATGGTACAATTCTATCTCCTTACAGTAATGTTATAGAGCAACTTACGCTAACATCTAAAAAAGCAAAGATTTCGCTTAGTTTAATGAGTGAATTAAGTTCGCAAGATGTTACAGATGGTTATATAAATCCATTAAATATTTGGGACGGTAAGCCAAATTCAGCTATAAAGGTTTATGTAAATGCGTTAATAACTTATTTAGGAAACAGAACAGGAGGCGCAATCATCTTTAAAAACTCTTTGTTCCAAGTAAATTCTGGCTATCCACAGACTTTAACATTTAACTTAGATAATAGTGGAAATTTTGGTGGTTTATTTGAAATACAATCACCTAAAGAAGGCGCGTTAGTTACTATAACAGTAACAATTACAGAAAGTTTAAATGGACTAGACCAAATTGCATATACAGATACAATGAGTTACACGCCACCACCATTAAATTAAATCAAACTATGAAAAAATACGCATTTTTAAAAGATAAAGGTAAAGGAAATTATGGGGCAGAAAACCCTATTTCCAAAGATAATGTATTTATAATCAGTCAAGAAGAAAGATTAAGTAAATATGTAAACGATGCGGGATTTTTAACAGCAATAGATGTACCACAGACAGTTGAGCAATTAACAGTTGCAAGTGCAGTTGAAACAACCCCTTTAACATATTACGCAACGGCTACAAATTTCCCTGCTGGCAATAAATTTTATGCAGCAACACCAAAAACAGTAACATTAGATACGGGTGATGCAACTTTTGGCAGAGTAGATTTAATTTTGGCAAATCGCCCTGATGTAGTAGGCGGAATGGGTTATATCACAGTTTCAAAAGGAACGCCTGCTTTAAATTATGCACCGAACAATATAGATTTAGCCACACAATATATTATTAGGTGGATATATGTTGCGCCAAACGCTACTGTTGGGGATGATGTTTCGCCAAAACCATCAAGGACATATTTATCTGAATTTATAAATGATGGTAACGGAGATATTACAAAGCCTTTTATTACGATAGATGACATTCCAATCCCAAAAGTTGTAGAGAATGAGTATGCGAATATGATAGCATTATACGCAGGTCAAATAGGGCAAACAGACACATTTATACAATTCGTAACTGACGCTTCTGCACATTCAGAAGTTACAAGCGGAAGTGCTTATTTTGAATATTTAGGCACTACTTTGGGTAATGAAGCTGATTATAGAAAATTATCATCTACGGAAGTCGCATCAGTTGCTTCATCACAAGCGGATTGGAATCAAACAAATACTTCATCACCCGATTATATTAAAAACAAATTAGCGGGTGAAATAAGATTACCCGCTTACCCAAGTACAAGAAATGATGGTGTAATACCAACAAACAAAGTTTTAAGTACCGATGCAAGTGGGAATTTAAAATTATACAGTATTGCAACCGCACCCGCACCGTTTATTGATACCGTTGTACCCGATTCAACTTTACCTTCAACAACAGGTAATTTTCAGTTACACGGTTCGTTTTTTACGCCCTCAATGTGTTTAACTGCCAATTTAGCAACATCAATAATATTTACTGGGCAATCTGTTAATTATGCCATATTTCATAGTAGTAATTGGATTGAAGTAAACATCACAACAGGTGCAACAGAAGGTAGTTTTGCCATTACTTTAAATAATGGGTTGAGTGCAACTTTTGCAAATGCTTTTATGATTGTTTTGGGAACTGTTTTTATACCTACTTTAAGTGATTGGACAGTTATCTCTGGCGTAAGTGATAGAAGTATAGATGGAAAATATAAAGTTCTTACAAAAGATAGTCAAGGTATGTCTGACGTTTTTTTAATTCCTATTAATATAAATTTTAGATTAACATTTAAAAATGATTTATCTCCTTTAGAAGCCTCACCATCAATGATAAGTGATTTTATAATATTTACATTTTATGATACCGTTACCGGTTTAAATACATTTAATTATAGAAGAGCAATAAGTTCAGAAACGAATAGTAATCACTCTATTTATTATAATTCCACATACAAAACTTCTGTAAATGCACCTTATAGTACAAGCGCAAAAGATATTATATCATTTCAGCGTGTTGCTAACGTAATGTATTTTTATGTTAATGGAATTTTAAAACATACATATAGTGAAACAAGTCCAAATCAAATGAAATGTAGATTTATAGTAAAAGAAATTGATTTTATTGATATAAAATACATTGAATTAGCCGTATAAAACATAAACCTATGAGCGCAAAATTAGTAATAGATTACATCGTAGAAACACAAGGAATAAACCTTAGTACTTTAACCGACAAAGATTTTAGCCAAATGAGTTGGCTTGACGAATACGAACCTATCATTGGGTTAAACGGTGAAAGCATATCCAAATCCTACTATTGGAAGAAAAAAGAAGCCATACGCATTGTTTACGGCAAAATTTATGGCGATTTTGAATATAATGGTATTGTATATCCAAATGTTTATTTAGGATTGACAAAACAATTTTGTTGGATGGATTGGGCAAATGAAATAGGCGATTATACCAAAATTAGAAATTATTATTTTAATTTAAAACCTATTGATTTAAACGATTTAAGCAAAGGATTTACAAGTTTAAAAATGCGTAAGATTCAGAAAGAAGAAGCGCAAAATTTAATACTATGAGCAGACAACAATTTATCGACAAGTATTTAAACAAAACGGTAAGTAAAACGCTTTCAGTAACTATGATTGCCACAGTAGCTTTATTTATGGATAAAATTACGGGTACTGAATGGACTGTAATTGTGGCGGCTTATATAAGTGCAACAAAATGGACTGAAACGGTCTTAAAACTTAAAGACAAAACATAGAAATATGGGTAAAAAAATTGCTATAAAATGGAACAACACTACAACAAATTAACGCAAAAACAAATCGCATTGGAAAATCAAAACTCTATTAACGATTTAACAAAGGACGTAGAAATATTAAAAAGAGATTTAAAGGAAACTTCCGATGACGTGAAGCGTATTTTATTTTTCTTTAATAGTGATTCAAACACAAAAAGCGAGGGGTTTATAGAAAGAAGTAACCGACACGATACCGAAATAAAATACTTGTTATCCAAATACAAGGAATTGATTGTAGCTGCTGGAGTAGTTTCTTTTATGGTTTCGGGAATTATATTAATAGTTAAATGGGTTTTAGAAAGATGACAAACAATTTTAAAATAGCGTTCAAGGAAATTATAGGTATTGAGGGTGGTTATGTAAATAACCCAAATGATAGAGGTGGTGAAACTAAATATGGTATTTCAAAACGTGCCTATCCAAATTTAGACATCAAAAATCTAACATTGCAAAACGCACAAGATATTTATTATAAAGATTATTGGTCTGCCATAAAATTAGATTATGTAGAAGATTTAAAAATTGCCTTAGAATTATTTGATACGGCAGTTAATATGGGTATTAGAACAGCATCTAAAATGTTTCAAGAAGCATTAAATCTATTAAATAGAAACGGTAGTAATTTTTCAGACTTAACTATTGATGGAGATATTGGCTCAAAAACAATTACCGCATATATAAAAGTTGATAAGGCGATTTTACTAAAGGTTTTAAACGGTTTGCAATTTAAAAGATATGTAGAAATTGTAGAAAAAGATTCAAGGCAAGAAGTATTTTTTAACGGTTGGATGAAAAGGGTATAAAAAAATCTACACAATATGATAACACTAAAAATTATAAAAGAATATTGGAAAGGGCAAACTTTTAAAGAAAAAGCATTTACCATTTTGGTATTTATCTTTTTCGTGTATATAATCGTTTTAAGCACTCAAAAAGCATATTACAAGTATCAATACTACAAACAACTTGAAAAGGAAGTAGTGACGCTTAAAACAGAAATTAAGGTATCTAATTTAAAGATAAAAGATTTGATAAAATTAGGCAAAGCGGAAACAATTATAATCAGGGAAAAAAGCATACAAATAGACACTAAATTAAAAAAAGATGAAGAAATTATTAATAACCGCATTATTACTGACGATGACATCAGTCGCTTTCTCGCAAAGTACGAGTAGGCTTGTTAAAAATACAACGTTGGTAAAAATTATGAAAGATTTGGAAAGGTGCGATTCTTTGCAAGTTGCCTATGATAAAAAAACAATCATTTTAGACAAGCTCATTGACACAAATTTAGCCGTTTTCAATGAATTAGAAACTGAAAAAGCCAAACAAGAAAAAACACAAAAACAAATAGACATTTTAAATAAAGACATCCTAAAAGAAAGCCGAAAAGGGAAAAACGGGTTTTTATATGGAATTGGCGGTATTATCGTGGGAATGATAGCCGTATTATCAATTAACTAAATAACACAAACGAAAAATTGCTATTATGGGTAAACTAACAAATGAGGACAAAAAATTATTAGTTGAATTACACAAAGAACAGAAAAACATTACATTTTTAGCGCAAGACTTCTGCAAGAATAACAAAAATCACGAATACAACGACACTTTTAGGCGCAGAGTTTCTAAAATCTTAGACAACCGAGATTTAACCGACAATAAATTCAGATTAGAAGATACCAAAGAATACAAAAATGCCAAAGACAAGGTTTTAGCCAACAGTAAATATTACATAATTACTTACGAGCAAAACGAAACTCCATTACACGAAAACTTTTACAACAATATTTTAGCCTACAAACAACATTTAAACGCTGAATTGTGCGTTATTTTAGGTAGGTATAAAAATCCAACTTCGGTATTTACTGATAAAAACAAAGAAAATTGGAATGTAAAAACCAAAGATTATCAAAGCGCATCAAGACACGACATTCACGAATATTTAACCGTTTTGGCTGATGTTAAAATTAGTCCGACTGCAAAATATCCTTTAACGGGAATACAAGGTTTAAGTCAAGGCAAAAGTATAATCGTAGGACACCCAAAACTTCATTTAAAAACAGAACCAACACTTAACGGTTATGCAAATAAAATGGTTTTGACTACGGGCGCAATCACAATGCCTAATTACACCGATTCAAAACAAGGCAAAATTGCTGAAAACTCTCATAAATTTGGGTTTGTAATTGTGGAAATACGAGATGACAAAATATTTCATTTTCGCCAAGTTGAAGCAGACAAACAAGGAAATTTTATAGATTTAATCTACGAGGTAAACAACCAAAATATTAGCGTTGTAGATTACGCAGACGGTTTAATTTGTGGTGATTCGCACGGAAACCAAGTAATTGCCGAAATAGACCAAGCAAACGATGAAATTTGTAACGCTTTTAACATAAAAAAATTGGTTTTGCACGATGCGGTTGATGGCGAAAGTTGTAACAATCACATTTTAAAAGACCCAATTCAACAATATGCAAGACTTCAAAACGGAAATCATTTAATAGAAAAAGAGTTAAAAGAATTAGGTGAGTGGCTTGAACCTAAACTAAAATATGGTATCGTAATTCCTTCAGCAAATCACAATGACAGATTTGACAGAATTTTACAAAACGATTGGCGTAAAGATATTCCAAATTCGCTATTTTATTTCAAATATACTACGGCAGTTATGGAAAATAAAGCCGAAAAAGGTGTGGTTGCTTATTATTTGAACACGTTGTTTGGCGATGAAATTACGACTTTATCTACACAAGACAGTTATATGATTGGAAAATACGAATGTGGTTTGCACGGTGATTCAGGAACAAACGGATCACGTGGAAGTAATGTAGGTTTTAGAAATTTAGACATACCAATTATTAAAGCACACGACCATTCAGCTTATCGTGCAGACGATTTATTTTCAGTCGGGCATAATATAAGAAACCAAAAATATGCTTCAAAAGGTGCAAGTAGCTGGAGTATTGCAAACGTAATAGTAGGAAAAAACCAAATTGCACAACACATAATTTTCACTAAAGGATTGTGGACTACATTTGATTTACAACTTATTAAAAAAATTTAACCAAACTAATACGAATTTATCGTACTTTTGATACAAATTATTAATACTCAATCGCTATGGCTTTTAAATTTGAAACACAAGGAAACTATTTCATAATTACGAATACCGTAACCACCTATGAAATACTAAGAAAAGTAAAATCTGATATTTATTTAGTATCTAACGGTACAAGAATAAGATTCTATGATATAACTTCTGACCAAGTTTTGCCTGATAGAGATGGTTATGAATTTTCGCAAATAGTTGATGTAAATGGAAATCCTTTTGCTGATTTGGCTACGCTTATGACTTTTTTAAATGTAAATACGGGTTTAGAAGTGATTACTGCTTATAAAATTGCAGTAAATAATGGTTTTGTAGGCACAGAAGCGCAATGGTTATTATCTTTAAAAGGCGAACAAGGAATACAAGGCGCACAAGGTAGCGGAGTAAAAATAACACCGTGGACTGCGGGTACTTACCTATTAGCCGACCAAGTAAACCACTTAGGTAAAGATTGGGTTTCAAATGCAGCAACTCTTTCAACTGATGTTCCTGGGACGAGTAGTAAGTGGGTTGATAGGTTGAGTAAAAAGGCAAATATGTCAGATGTTTATCTTACGCTTGGTGAAAATGTAGCGTTAGGTATTTCTACTTTAAGTAACAAATATTATCAGTACAACGGAACTACTGCTACTCTTTCTGGATATGCAGCTTCTGATGGATTTATCCCTGTTTATGAAGGAAAACAGTATAGATATATTGGGCATATTCACGGAAGTATGGGTGTGGTATTTTATGATTATTTATATAATATAATACAAATAATGACACCTGATGGCACAACTGGTTTAGTTTGGGAAAATCAATTATTCACAGTTCCTATTGGAGCAAAATATATGAGAACATCAAGTTCTAATGGTATAATTACTATTTTATATGAAGATGTTAATATAATAAAATATCAAAAAACAGAAGATGCTATTGTAACAAATAATAGAGTTACATTGCTTGAAACAGAGAATGTAAAAACAATTAATACATTGAAAAAAGGAAAAATCAATTGGCTTCCATCCGTAACTTATGATCCACCATCAAGAGAAATGGTTAGAAGTCACGTTATAGAAATGCAATTGTTTAACCTTACTGGATGGACAAATATGTATTTTCAATATTTATCAATGAATCATGACGGTGTTACAGGAAAATTCTTTTTATCAATACAAGGAACTTACGGGGGTGTTGATACTTCTTATTGCTATTATTTAGTAACGGACACTTCATTAGTTGGTAAAAAAGTAATTGACTTAACACAAAACGGGAATAGAACGGTAATAGCGATTGATTTTACTGGTTTTAATTTAGGAATGACGGGTTATAATTTTTCACTTGGTGGTTTTGACCATACTTTTAATGATACTTCAAGGGATGTGAAATCAAGCCTTTTGGCATATTTATTAAATGCCAATGGATTAGATTATGAAACTTTATATCCTGAATTTATTTTTGGAACGGACAATGATTCTGCTGCTTTTTATACACGTGAATATATTGACAAATTATATCCAGAATCTATTTTAAAGAAAGTTTTGCCTGTAAATATCAACGAAAATAGAAGCCTTTCAATTCAAAATAATGTTAAAAATATTTCGACAAAAGAAACGACTGTTAAGACAATTAAATTAGATGGATTTGGGTATAAATCAAAATCTCAAAATTTCAACTACATAAAGACTAAAAGTTCAAATGCTAAAAATAAAACCATCAATTTACTTTGCATCGGAGATAGTTTGACTGGAACAGATTCTCCATATCCTGATGGAACATATAAAGGGGGATGGGGTTATGTTTCTATTTTAAAAGAGATGTCTTTAATGGATAATGCAGACCATGGTGGTAATATTAATGTCACAAACATTGGCACTGCGAATAATGCTACTGGTAGAAGTTTTAATTATAAAAGTGTAAATTATCCTATGCGTTCATTTGGCGAGGGTAGAGGTGGATGGGCAACAGCTACATATTTAAGACACGCTTTTTTATTAGGTGGTTATTCAGCAAGTGGACTTCAAAATTCTTCCGGAGCAGCTTCTTGGGCAATTTTAGGACTATTAACAACACAGGTGACTGCTTTTAATAGTACATCCGCGCATAGAGAATTGATTGCAACAACTGTTATGGGGAAAAATGTTTGGGATTATGATTCAAATATTTGGGATTATTTGAAACAATATTCACAATGGACAGGCGGTACAGGAAGTTATACGGGAAGTGTTGGAAATAAAGCTGCAATTGATGCTCAGATGAATTATTTATTAGACAATCCTTTAAATCCGTTTTTTAGCAAAGCTAAAGCACAAACGGTTGGTTCTACAAATGCGTTTTCACTTACCGCTTATTTAGATAGATACAAAACGTTACAAAGTAATGGAGTGACAAGATTAGTAGTTGGAAGTACTGCTGGAACATTGGTTACAGACATTAATAGTTACGATGTATGCTTGCCAACGCACGTCATAATTGCATTGTGTGAAAATGACAGGTTTCAATCTACTCCAACTTCTCAACGAGTTGCAGATGATATTATATCGCTATCTAACATTATTTCAAGCGAATATTCGACTATTAATGTTGGTATTATGATTAATAGAAATTTAGGAGTTTTTTACCCAAATAAATGGAATGATAAAGGTGTTATTACTGATTTTTACACAGGTTATAATGATTATAAGTTTGAAATTATGACTATTTTAAAAGCCACTTTAGGGGTTTTAGCAACTCAAAATACTAATAAAAAGTTCTTATTACCAACGTATCACATTCAAAGTCCAATTAGTTGTAATAGTAGAAATTCTGTGTCTTTGGAAGATATGTCAAATACTTATGTCACATCTCAAGACACTATACATCCTGGTATTTTAGGGTATTGGGGAATGGCAAATCAAATGTTAAGTTGGATTTATTATACGATATAATTCAAACACCAATTAATTAAGAGAGTAAACAAACAACAACAAAGCACATAAAAAAATGAAACAAACCCTTCTTACAAAAATACTCGAAGTTTCCGCTTTCACCAAGGCGGTTGAGTACAAGCGTGGTGTGTTGGTGGTGATGTCAGGAATAGTCAATTTATCATAAAAAAATTTGAATAAACTAATACAATAAAATTATACTAATAGTACAATGAAAGGAATAAACGATTACATAATAGAGATAAAGAACCCATTTAAAGAAACAATAACAACAAAAGGCGGATTAGAATTATACGCAAATAAAGATTTTTCTGCCGATAAATTATCAAACAGAATAGGGATTGTAAAAGAAACGCCATTTTCTATACAGAATAGCGAAATAGAGATAGATTTTGAGGTATTGATTGACCCTACAATCTTATATGAGCAGATTTACAGAGGTATTAAACAAGAGAGTATTCATTTGCTTGATAGAGATAAAATGTTGTTTAAAATCGAGCCTAAATTGATTGTGCTATACAGAAAAGATAAAGATTCTGAATGGATTGGATTTTTAGAAAATTGTTTGTGCGAACCTATTTTGAAAGAGAAAAAAGAAATCACAAAAGGTTTGATTTTGCTTGAAGATGAAAAGGATGAATTTCTAAAAGATAGGGTAATTGTTAAATACATTAATCAAGGTTTGAAAGATTTAGGTATTGAAGTTGGCGATACTGTTGCGATAAATAAGCAAGGTGGAATCGTATTTTGGTTAGACGGGATTGAGTATTGGTGGTTGAGAGTATCGGATATAATAGCAAAATTATAAAAATGGGAAATAATATGAAAAATTTAGTAAAAGGAAATTTAGTATGGAAAGACGGAATAGTTGATACCTATGTTGAATTTGTTAAATGTGCTGATGGTAAATATACAATGGGTAGCGATGAATTAACTGATAAGAACGAATAATGGAAGAAGAAAAGAAAATAAGTTATTACGAACAGCGATTACCTGACCTTATTCAGAAATTAAAGAATATGGTTGACAGGAATATGGAAGTTGTCGATAAGGAAACTGATGAAGATATGTCAAGTGATAAGTTTTATAATGTTTTAAAAGGTAGGAGACAAGCCGCAGAAGATATAACGTGGTGTTTGAAAAAAATTGATTTGCTCGAAAAAGAACTAAGTGGAGAAGAAGTTGAAGAAATAAAACCAAAACAGAGCTGGGCTAAAATTGCAGCGAGTAATAAATGATAAAATATCTTGGCACATTAGAATACGGTAAAGTTCCTGAAAAAATTAGGCTAAGCAATAATGCAATAAAGTCTTGGGAAAGTGGCTACAATAAAGAGTATGATGTAATAATCATATCCAAAGACGGTACGCTTGGCGAAATCTATTATGTAAGTGGTATTTATATCGGTTTCCCTGAAAAGCCAAAAGACAAAACAAAAATAATAAATTGGGATAAGACTGAAAAAAGTCAAATTTGGCGAAGAATAGAACCGCCTAAAGGAATTACGGATAAAACGCAATATGACTTAAAATATGAAGAATATATTTTAGAAGAATTAAGAAGAAGAAAAGAAGGTGTGTGGATTTACCTTAATGGAGTTGCGGTTTACTTAACAGGAACGTCTTATTTCTTTTACCAATGGAATAGATTAGACGAGGGTTATCCTGATTTTAGGTTAATCCAAAACGAATTGCTTATTTATTGGGAGGCAACGAAAATAGACCAGCGTTGTTATGGTATTATTTATGTGAAAAACAGACGTTTCGGGTGGACGAGTATTTGTAATTGCGAAATGATTGATAGCGGTACTACAAATGAAAATAAACAACTTGGCTTAATATCGAAAACAGGTAAAGATGCGAAAGGAAATTTTTCTCGTTTGGTAAGAACGTTTAAAAAGCTACCTGCATTTTTTATGCCAGTGTTCGATGGAACTACAAGCCCTCGTACTGAATTAGTGTTTGCTGAACCTACACGTAGGAAAAAACGTGATGACGATGATATTGGAATGGATGAAGGACTTGATACTGTAATATCTTGGCATAATACAGTAATGAACGCGATGGATGGTGATAAAATATTTAGAAGCTCTCTGGACGAAAGTGCAAAATTTCCTCGCGAAGTACCATTTGATGAATATTGGAGTATTGTTAAGACTTCGCATAGGCAAGGAAAACGTATTGTAGGTAAGGCAATGGTGGGAAGTACGGTGAACGCAATGAGTAAAGGTGGACGAGAATTTAAGAATGTATATGACCAAAGCGACCCAACAAAGCGAAATCAAAATGACCAGACGACAAGTGGTTTATATAGATTATTAATTCCTGCTCAATATTGTTTAGAGGGTTTCTTTGATGTATATGGTTTTAGTATTGCAGACGACCCAAAACACCCTATAAAAACCGACTTAGGTGAATACATAACTACGGGTGCAAATACGCATATTGAAAATGATTTATTAGGCTTAAAAGACAATCCTAAAGAATACAACGAGTATTTAAGACAAAATCCGAGGGGTGAAAAAGAAGCTTTTCGCGATGAATCAAGTGATTGTGATTTTAATTTAATGAAGATTATAGACCAAGAAGAACATAACGAATATGAATGTGGCTATAACGAAAACGGAAGTAATGATATAGAGAGAGGAAATTTCACTTGGGAAAATGGTATTCAAGATACAATTGCGGTTTGGAATCCAAATCCGTTAGGAAGATTTTGGATAGCAAGTGGATGTCACCCACCATTAGAATTTAGGAATAAAAAAGAAATGTTGACTAAGAACGGGATTACGTCTTGGTCGCCATTAGCAGGGCATATAGCTTCTGGAGGCTGTGACCCGTATAATAGATCGCAAGGTGCTGATGGGCGTGGTTCAAAAGGCGCGATACACATTCAGACAACTTTTAATACATCAGAATTACCTAACGATGCTTATATCGTAGAGTATATTGACAGAGCGCCAACAGTAGAGTTATTTTTCGAGGATGTCTTGCTCCTGCTAATTTATTACAGCGTACCAATGTTAGCCGAGTTATCAAATGAGAAATTCCTAACTATGATTAAAGATAGGGGGTATAGGCATTATAGTCTAAATACACCTTTTAAATTATGGAAAGATATGACGCCTACCGAGAAGGAATATGGAGGATGCTCTGCCCAAGATAGCAAAATTGGACTACAACAGTTTTACGCGATTGAAAGTTATATCGAAAATTATATAGGATATGCAATGACGGACACGCATAGACCAAAAGGCACTATTGGATATATGCCATTTAATAGAACATTAAAACAATGGCGAGAAGTTGACACTAAAACGCCAGGAGGACGTACCAAACAAGATGGTTTTATCAGCTCGTCCTTAGCCGCCTTAGCCAACCAACGCAGAACATTAACAGTCAAAAAAGACGAAAAACCAAGAAGAAACCCATTTACCCAATATAATAACGAAGGACAAATATCGATAGCATTATGACAGAAACAAACAAAAAAGTTGGTTTACCCGATCCATTCGCAACCAACGCAGAAAAAAAGAGTAAAGGCTACGGTATCAAGGTAGCGAAAGTTATTGAATCGGATTGGTTCAATGGAGAATCAGGTGAATATGCCAAACGCAGAGATTGGATTCACAATAAAAGACTATGGATTCGTGGTAAACAAGACATTAAAAAGTACAAAGAACACGTTGCAAGACAAGAGGGTGATTTAACTTATTTAAACTTAGATTGGAAACCGTTAAACATTGCTGAAAAGTTTTGTAATATCGTTAGTAGTGGTATTCGTGATGAATATTATCGCTTAGATATTAGGGCAAATGACAAAATTTCTGTCAAGATTAAGAATGACAAAATGGAACAGCATAGAAAGAATATGCGAAGTTTGCCTTTATTACAAGATGCAAAAGCGAAGTTAGGCATAGATTTAATTCCAAAAGGTTTTATTCCTGAAGATGAAGAAGAATTGCAGTTATATACTGAATTAAAAGACCGACCTAAAATAGAGATTGCCGAAGAATTGTTAATTGACTATGTTAAAAGAACGAACAAATGGCAAAACATAGAAGAACAGAAAAATAAGGATTTGGTTCAAATTGGTATTGCAGTTTCAAGGACTTATACAGACCCTCATAATGGCGTAGTACCTGTTTATGTTGACCCTGAAAACTTTGGTCATAGTTACGTTGAAAGAAATGATTTTAGCGATGCAACTTATTTCTTTGAAATGAATAGTTTGACTTTGGCAGACATTAAAAGAGAAAGTGATTTTACCGATAAAGAACTTAGGGAAATTGCTAAGAATTTTGGCAAGAAAACACACGCTACAACCAATACAGAAACTTGTGATTTACAGGATATATTATCTGTAAAAGTAGAAATTATGCGATTTTCATACAAAACTTCAAAAACAACTGTATGGAAAAATACTTTAAAAGACGGCAAAACGATAAAATTAGCCAAAAAAGATGAAAGTTATGTTGCTGGAGAAGATGGAAAGGATTATAAATTCATAAAAGACACTAAGGACACTTGGTTTGAGGGAAATTTTGTTTTAGGTACGAATTTTATTTATGGTTACAAAGAATGTGAGCATATTGTAAGAGATGAAATGAATAAAGCAAAATCGCCTTATACAGTTAGAGCAACCGACATTTACAAGAATGAATTACACGCATTTTCTGATAACATAGAAACACCTGCTGATGAAATTCAATATATCCACTTGAAAATTCAACATTTGGTTGCGGAATTGAAACCTGATTTGATTACTATTGACTTAGACCAATTGGCTGAATTAGATAGTGATGGAAAAAAAGGTGATACTTGGAAAACTGCCTTAAACTTATTGAATGTAAAAGGTGTGGTATTTACCAAAAGAACCGATTTGGGCGATATGGGAATGAAAGACAGTCCAGGCGCAAGGTCAACACCAACAAATCAAGGTACTGCATTAGCCGCATTGTTAAATGTTTGGGCGCATTACTACAATATGATACGAGATATTACGGGAATTAACCCTGCAAGAGATGGTTCATTATCGCAAGATGCTTTATTAGGTGTGAATCAAATGGCGCAAATGGCAAGTAATACGGCTACGGAACATATTGTAAGAGCTTCAACAGATTTTAATAAAAGCCAATGTGAATTAATTTCAAGCAGAATACACGGTATCTTTAAATCTAAACAAGATGGTGCAAAAAGATTGCAAGAAGTTTATACAAGGGCGGTAGGAAAACATATTGTAGATGCGTTAGAAGTTATGGCAGACCGTAATTTACACGATTTCGGATTTACAGTTGAAATGATACCTACACAAGAGGAAATGGCTGATTTTAAAGCAGATTTAACTTTGGGAATACAAGAAGGTACAGTTGATGTAGAAACCAAAGCAGAAGCGGTTATGATAGCGCGAACCAATATTAAAATGGCTACACGTTATTTGCTTTATAAAAGACGTAAGAAAATCAAGGAACGTATGGAAGAACAAAACAATACAATCCAAATGCAAACTCAAAGTCAGGTTGAATCAAGTAAGGCAGCAGCTCAAAATCAGATTGAATCTTATGGTATGAAAATGAAAATGGATTTGGAATATCAATCAGCTATGGCACAAATAGAAGCGTTAAAATTACAAGCCAAATTGCAAATTGAAGCACCTGTGCAAGACAAAGAATTTCAACAAGAAGTTTATTTGAAACAATTGGAAGTTGCGAGTAACTTTAATCTTAACAAATTTAAGGAATCGTCAAAGGACTTACGCATAGATAAACAATCTACGCAACAGTCCAAAATGATTAATCAAAGGAAAATGGAAAGCGCACCACCGATAGATTTTGAGAACAATATTTTTGGTGATATTTTTAACACAAATTAATAACCAATAAAAACATAAAGCAATGGCATATAAATTTGAGATTCAGGGTAGTTACTTCGTAATTACAGACACTACGAGCAATAGCGAAATATTAAGAAAATCCTTGACGGACATTTACCCTATGGTAAAAGGTGATGTTATTTATTTCTATGATACTACATCAGACCAAGTTTTGCCTGATAGTAGTGGTTATAAATTTACTGAAATAATTGATATTAATGGAAAGTTTTTCGCATCTAAAGCGGAAATGTTAAATTGGATTGCAAATAACACGGGAGGTAAAAAAGCCAATGATGGTATGGAAGTACTATTTGGAGATTCAGCTAACTTCGATGCTTTTAGCCGTTTAAGGACTTCGCAATCAAAAGGTTTATTTGATTCGCAATTTACCTATGATTTACAACCTTTATTATTTGAGCGAATCGCAAGTGGCGGAACAATAACACATAATACTATAAATAGAAATACATTGATGACATTTAACGCTTCGGTTGCGGCGAGTAAGACTATTATGCAAACTTACGAACATTTCAGATATACAAGCGGTAAGAGCCAATTAGTTATGATGACTTTTAACTTTATTGAAGCAAAAGCAAATGTTGTAAAATTTGTTGGATATACAGACGGAAACGAAGGCATTGAATTTAGATTGAATGGAATAATACCTGAAATAGCAATATTATCTACAACAGACGTAGGAAACCAAATTATAACGCAACCTAATTGGAATTTAGACAGATTAGATGGTACAGGTGTAAGTAGAATTACTTTAGATTTGACAAAAGCACAGATTTTAGTATTGGATTTTCAAGCGTTATATGTAGGTAGAGTTAGGGTTGGTTTTGATATTGACGGAAAGATTTACTATGTACACGAATTTAGAAACGCTAACAATACCCTGACAAACTACATAAAAACAGCGAATTTGCCTTTAAGATGTGGAATGACTTGTAGCGATGTAGCGACAACCACTATGAATTTCATTTGTTCTACTGTTATGCAAGAAGATGGAATTGGAAATAGTGAGGGGTATGATTTTACTGCAAGCGGAAGTGTAGCGGCAGGAAGTGGCACGAGAACGCATATTTTATCTATTCAGCCAAAACTAACCTTTAATGAGATACAGAATAGAAGTAAATTCATATTAGAAAACTTTAATATTTTGGTTACTGGAGTAAATCCTATTAAATGGGAATTATGTTTAGGAACTACATTAAGCGGAACAACAGCTTTTAATGATGCTAATACTACTTATTCTGCATTTGCATCAAATACATTAGGAACATTAAGCGGAAATCCTATAATAGTTGTAGCAAGTGGATTTGTAGCTGCATCAGCACAGGCTAAAGGGGATGTTAACGCAACAGTTCCTTTTAAATATCCGATAACCTTAGATACATTAGGCGCAGTTAGAGAATTAGGCAGATTGACATTATTGGTTACAGGATTAGGTGGTGCATCAGTCTGTCAGGCATCTATCAATTGGAAAGAAATAAGATAATATTTTTAATACAAATTAATCGTACTTATTAATATTATTCGTACATTAGTCTTTTCTTTTTCATATTTATTTTAGTTTTATTTTAGTTTATCTGCCCGATATGTAACAATATCGGGTTTTTTTATGCCTATATGTACCAATAATATTAATTATTTATACTACTATAAGAAAAAATTATTACATTTGTTGTAATAATAAATTATATTTATATGGCATTTGGGATAAAAAACGATTTTGAAAGCAATTTGGGCAAAGGATTTGAATCAGTTGAAGCACCGATTGTAGCTGAAATTCAGGAAGAAGTAATAGCTGATACACAAGCAGAACCTACGATAGAAAAAGTTGATGAAGTTATAGAGCAAAAAGAAGCTGCATCCGCAGAAAAAGAATTAACACCAGAGCAAATTGTCGCTTATTTTAAGAAAAACGGTAGGGATGTAGCCAATGTAGATGATTTATTTCAAGTAAAAGAAGTAAATAAATACGAAGGACTAATTGACGAAGAAGATGACGCTTATTTTAAATACAAAAAAGAAACGGGCAGAACAAGAAAAGATTTCGATTATCTGAAAGAAGATTTTACGAAAGTTTCTGCATTAGAATTGGCAATAGAGAGGGTTCGTATAGATAACGGAGTAAAATTAACAGAGGCTGAAGCTATTGAATACTTAGAAGATAAATTAGGTATTGATTTAAGTGATGCTGAATTATCTGTTAAGGCAAAAATAGAATTAAATGGATTTGCCAAATCATATCGTGACAAATTAATAGAAGAACAAGAAAAGTACAGAACGCCATTAGAGAAGATTACACAAGCCAAAAGAGCGAATGATGTTGAAATGGTACAATTGGAAGATGGAACGAAAGTTTTAAAAGCCGATTTTGATGCTTTTACAGAAAAAAGAAATACCTACTTAAATAATATAGAACAAGCGGTGAACCGTGTTACCGCTTCGGATTTTAAGGTAGTTATAGATGATAACGGAGAAAAAAAGGAATTGAATTTTAGTTATGAGTACTCAAAAGACGATAAGCATCGTATGTTATCGGAAGCTCAAGACGTGGATTTAACAATTAACAAACGTTACCAATCGAAAGACGGATTTAATCATCAAGGACTTACAAAGTCGTTATGGTGGGGCGTTGAAGAAAATCAACTAAAAGTTATCTCTGCGGCTATGCAACAAGCAAGGGCGCAACTACTTGAAGAAATGGTAGAAAGCGATAACAATGTGAATTTCGGACATAAGCCATTACAAACGAGTAAAAAGGTTGAAGCTGGTTACGGAAGTCTTAGTGGGGAAAATGCAAACGGATTTGGAGTGAAATTTAGCGGATTTGGAAAATAATCCTATTAAACAATCTTTAAATTAAAACATCATGACTTTAAAAAATAATACATCTCTTGGAGTGGATTCTTTATACTCTCCAACTGGTCAATTAGCAACTGCTGCTAACTTTATTGACCCATATTCTTATGCGATTCAGTATCAACCTGAATTAGTACCTGAACTGCATTTAAAATACGGTAAAGGAAAAATTACAAAATTTTGTGCCTTAACTGGTAGCGAAGCATCTTACGCTTCTGACCAAGTGAAACATTCTGAATTAGGTCGTTTACATACTGTTTCTGAAGGTGTTTCTGTAGCTGGTGATGTATTTACTTGTGCTGCTGCTCATAACTTGCGAGTGAATGACGTTGTAATGATTTCTGATGGTACTGTTGAAAGACAAGCTATCGTTTCTGCAATCACTTCAACTACTGTTTTCGTAGGTGAAAATATGGCGACTGGTGCATTTGGTTTCTCTAACGCTGGAGTTGGTCCTGTTACTGTGTCTGCTTTCTCTAACTCTTGGGGTAAAGGTGCTGAAAATTTCACTAAAGGGATGACTTATTCTCCTGAAATTATCACCAACTACTCTCATATCATAAAAGAGTTTTACGACACTAACGAATCTGATATGGCGCATTTAACTTGGATTAAAGCTCCTCAATATCCTGGTGGTGAAGGTTGGTATAACCTTGAAATGCAACGTACAATTGATTTGTATGACAACAAAATCGAATTGACACATATGTTTAATAGACGAGCTACTGCCGCTTCTGCTGCTGGTGTTGCTGGTTTTCCTTTGGGAATGAAAGGTGTTATTCAGCAAATTGAAGAAAGAGGAAATATTGGTAATCAATACATTACTACTATCGCTGAATTATCTGACATCGCTTTCCGTATTAAACAACAAGGTGGTGCAAGAGCATATACTGTATGGTGTGACCATAAACAAATGGCTTACAATAGAGTTATGTTAGCAAGTCTTAACGGAAGTTATGCTGCTGGTACTAACTACGGTGTATTCCAAAATTCAAAAGATATGGCGTTGTCATTAGACTTTAGTTCTGTTTCTGTTGACGGTATTACTTTCCACTTTACACCTTGGAGTTTATTAGATGACCCTACTTTATTGGGTGCTTCTTTATTCGATGTAACAAGTATTGCTTGTTTATTCGTTCCTGCTGGTGAAACTTCTGTTTTAGAAGATGGTAACTCTGTTTCAAGAGCTTATTTATCTATCAGATACAGACAACAAGGCGGATTGAACCGATACAAAAAAACCAAAATCTTTGGTGGAACTATTGGTACTGCTCATAAGAAAGATACAATGGAAGCGCATTATGAAACTGAACAAACCAATCAAGTTATTGGTGCAAATCAGTATTTTGTGATTAGACGTGGTGCTGGTATTTATACTGGTTCATAATTTTTAACCTAAGAATAGGCGGGAATAATCTCGCCTATTTCTTTTTTAATTTTAAATATAAACAATGGAAACTGGAACAAACATTTACAGACAAACAAGCGGAAAAAAAACAGGGTCTTGGCAATTGCCACTAACAGAAGTCCTGATTGAAAAAGTTATTAACGGGGAAAGTTTTGGACTAAGCAAAGTCAAATATGTACCTGGAATGAAAACATTTTTTGCCGAAGATATTAGCGATAATTTAACAGGGCAAAACATTTGGTTTGAGAATGGCGATTTAAGAGTGCCAAAGGCTGATATAGTAAAGAATGAATTACTACAAGCACACCCTTGGTTTGGAAAACACTTTGAATTATTCAGCAAAGATGCTATCGACACAAAACGTTTAAGCGCATTAAGAGCCAAAAACAATGCAAGAAAACTAATTGAAGAATCTGACAAAGAAAAGATTAAAGCAATTGCATTGGCTGTATTCGGTCAAGCTGCTTTTATTTGGAGTGAAGATACTTGCGAATTGGAACTATTACAATATGCGGATTCCGATCCAGAGAAATTGGAAAGAGAATTGGCAGACAAAAACTATGAAAGTCGTTACATCGCTGCATTAGCGTTCAGTAAGAACATTGTTAAGGCAAATGTAGGTAAGACATCAGTTATTTGGAATGACACCACAGAGGGCGTTATATTGCGTTTAGCCAAAGGAGAAAGTGGTATTCATAAATTAGGAGAATTGCTATCCGTAAACAACGAAGGTTCATTGCTTATTATGCAAGAGATTAGCGCACGTTTAGAAAAATTAGAGATTACGCCTGCGAAAATTCAGGATGACAAGGATAAGGAAATTGAAGCGTTAAAAGCCGAACTATTAAAAATTAAGCAAAAAGAAACGCCTAATCCCGAACTTGAAGAAGCGATAAAACAATTTAGCGAGAAATTTAATAAAGTTGTTCCGATTAACAAGAAGAACGATTTAGATTGGATTTTAAGCAAATTAAACGAGTAAAAAGCAACCATTTTCGTTTGTGGTCGAACATTTCCCAGTGTTCACTAACCCCCTAAATAGATAGGGGGTTTTTTTGTGAACTTAATTAGGGTTTTGACTAAGGAAGTAAAGAGTATTCGTGCAAAATTTTCATCTTGTCGTACTTTTCAATTTCTTCTATTTTCGTAGGACTATCAAATATCAAGGTACTTTTCATTCCTTCTATTCTTTTATCTGACCAATTTTCTAAGGATTCTTGTAACATCTCGTAAAACTTAGTATAGCTTCCTTCAAAAGAAACATCTTCAATTATGTCGTTTAATTCGTCTTGTGATACCATAATCTATAATTTTATTGCAGAAAAATTCATTCTTACAATCGAATTTACAACGCTTTTAGCAAGTGATTCTTGCATTTCTTTATCGTCATATTCAGGAAAATACTCTTTTATAACAGCTAAGTCAAATTCCACAAAGTGTCGATACTCTATACCGTCAACAATATTTGTAGTTTTAATAATTAACCCCTCGTTATCTTTCGGGTATTTCTTAAATAATTTTGAATCTCTTTGAAAAGGATAATTTACCATAATTATTTCTTCTTTTTAAGCACAATTTTAGCTTCTGCCTGCATATTGGCAATTCTCGTTGATTGACTTAAAGCGGGATTGTGTTTTGATTTTGAGCCTACCCAATCGCTTTTTGCCACGCCTTCTGCCATTTGTTTTCTTCTTGCAAATTGCACATCAGATGATGAACTACCTACTTTTAAAGGTGTTGCGTTTTTTGTTCCTTCTTTAAATTTTAAAGCTACTTTTCCTCCAGCGTGAGTTGAAGTTGTTGTTTTTGGTGTTTCTTTTTTAATTAATGCCATTTTTTATGATTGTTTTTAATTGTTAATATTATCTTTATATGCGAAATCTAAAATTATCTTAAAAATCATTAGTATTACTATAAACCAAACTATCGGTTTATTTTCAACCCTTGCTAAGTATTCAAAGCAAAGTCCTAATATAAAACCCGTTGAATATCGTGTATATCTATTCATTATTTAGTTTAGTTAATTCAATAAGTTCGTTATATTCTTCTACCCATTCAATAGGTATTTTTAATTCAGCATCGTAATACCTTACTATTGCTTCCCTTACTTCGTTTAATCTTTCAAGTCTAACTACAAACTTTGGTATTAGCCCTAACGGTGGTTTCATTACCCTTTTAAATTCTTTTTCCATATTTTATAATTATTTTAATTAATATTAATTATGTACCAACCATACTCATTGTAATTTTCCTTTAAATAAGTTAATTGTTTAGTTGCATCGTTTAAGTTATCGAATGAAAATGCTTTATCAAAATCATCAGTTGTTAGCAAAACGCCATTATCTTCTCCTAAATATAAATCGCAAGATTGCCAAGTGTCATTAAATTCCCACCCCACAATTATAAGACGAGTTTCAACAATAGGCGGACTTGATACTTTCTCTACTGCTTGGTCATAAGCTATAAGTAAACTGTCAATTGCCGTTCTCATTTCTAAATGTTCTTCAACGGTATATTTTCCCGCAACTTTAGCGAAATCTGTTCTTGCTTGTTTTAAATAATTTTCAAATGTTTCTTCCATATTCTTAGTTTTAATTTATTCACTTAATTCTACCCTAAAAACCCAACATTCTCTTTTTTCTAAAATCTGTTTGGCTTGTTCAAAGGTATCTGCTTCTATTTCTGTATGCCTTAAATCTTTTTCGTCTAAATGTCTTACCCAATAGTCTAAATTGTATATCATTTTTTATATGGCGGGTTGGTTATTTTTTAAATATAATTTATTGATACCAAAGATATAATTAATTTGTATTAGTAGTTTGATTAACTTATACTTATTATTTATTATCTTTGTTAGAATAATAGATTTTTACTATGATAGATAGAGTTATACAAACCGTTAAAACCCTTTTAAATACTGACAATCACGGTAACGTTTCGCCAAAAGAGATGAATTTTATCGTAAATAATGTGGTATTAGAAAACTTTGAAGAATTATTATTTGAAGTTAACCGTCTTATGAACCGTCAAAATCGTGGTTTGATTAGTGGAAATTTAGACAACACGGTAGATAAAATAAGAGAGAAAATTCAGTATTATTTAACTACAAAAGATATGGTTTACGCAAATAATGTTTTTGTATTGCCGACTGATTTAAGATATTTTGACGGTGTATTCTATATGAATAAGATGATTGAATTGGTAAATAACAATAAAGAGTTTAATCTTATAGCAAATGTAAGACATACATCGCCAACAGAGGACTATCCAATAGGTTTAAAGGAAGGTAATTTGTTAAAGGTACTTCCAACTACAATTATTGATGATGTTACTGTATCATACCTTAGAAACCCTTTACAGAGCAAATGGACTTTTGTTTTAATAGACGGAGTTGAGATTTTTAACCCAAGCGCAACCGATTATGTAGATATTGATATTCACCCTGCAGATGAAGCAAATGTGATTATGAATACCTTAAAGAAATTTGGTGTCAATTTAAAAGAAAAAGACATTGTGGAATATATCCAAAGAGAACAATCACAAGAACTTAACGAAACACAAGCTAACTAATGGAAAAGATAACACCATTTGACTATCATTCAGACGAAGCGAATCACGGAAATTATCAGTTTGTGCCATTAAAAGAAGTGGTTGACGATTTGCTGTTTACTTTCAATAGTAATGGGCATTATTTAGAACATACAAGACGTACATCTATTTTATACCACGCCAAAGAATGTTTGCGAAAATATAATAAAGCAGTTAAAAATGATCCGTTAGTAATTGAAATGACTGTACCCGAAAATTTAGTGATTGCAATGCCACATAATTACGTGGACTGGTTAAGAGTATCAGTAGTAGTTACAGACGATGCAACGGGTTCGTATCGCTTAAAACCTTTAGATATTAATACAAATATGAATATTGCGATTGGTTATTTACAAGACCATAACGCTGAAATATTATTTGATGAGGCGGGAGGAATTTTACAAGCAGATGCAACAAGTGTATATGCCCAACCGTACAAAAAATATGAGTTTTGCACAGAACCAAACCAAAAATTCTTAGACACATCAAAATTATCTAAATGGGGTGAATTTGCCATAGACCAAAAAAGAGGAAAAATAGTTTTCAGTTCAGATTTATACGACAAAGAAATTGTTTTGGAATACATATCAGACGGATTGGAATTTGATACTTATGGCGAAGAAACTATAAAAGTTCATAAAAAGGTCGTTGAAATGGTTAAGGATTGGGTTTATTTAGAATGTGTGAATCCAAAAAGAGATGTTCCCGCAAATGAAAAAGAGAGAGCAAGACGTAGATTCCAAACAACAAGACATCAAGTGGTAATGGATAGGGCAGATTTGAATATGCTCGAAATCGCAAGAGTAATGCAATCATCATCTAAACATTAAGAATAATGGCAATTAGCAGAAGGACTTTTTTAGCGTCTAAAATGGATAAAGATTTAGACGACAGATTATTGCAAGACGGACAATACAGAGATGCTTTAAATATCAGATTGGCAAATAGCGAAAGCTCAAATGTTGGTGCGATTGAAAAAAGTTTGTCGAATATGATTGTTTCTGAATTGACTATTGGTGATAATGTAAAAACTATTAGCAGTACTTCTGATGAATTTGAAGAAAAAATATACCTATTATTAAAATCTGACTTAGGTTGTTATATTGTTGAGTACGATGTAAATACCCAAACTACTGTTTTTGTAGCAAAAGACACACGAGTTGGCGCATTAAACGTCTTAAATTTTAGCGAAGATTTTTTGATTACAGGAATTAACATTGTAATTGATTCTGATAACGGCAATCGCTTATTATTTTTTAGTGACGGAAACACCCAACCGAAATGCGTTAATATAGAACGTGGAAAACAAAATTATTTGGCGAGTGATTTTACCGAAGAAATGATTTTAGTCATTAAAAAACCACCTTTGGATGCGCCTACTATCGTTTTAGGAAATACGCCAGACGAAGAAAATAATATTGAAGAAAAGTTTGTTTCATTCAGTTACCGATACAAATATTTAGATGGGGAATTTAGTGCTTGTTCGCCATTTTCTACCTACGCATTTGACCCAAAAGCATTTGATTACGATTATTCTACGGGAATAAATGAAAGTATGATTAACACCTATAATAAGGTTGATGTAACTGTAAATACGGGAAGTTCGCTTATTACTGATGTTCAGATTGTATTTAAAGAAAGTGGAAGTAACGCCTTGTATTTGATTGAAAATTATGATAAGGCAGAACAGATTTGGGCAGATTCAACACCTACCGTACCTGTATTTGTTTCCGTTTCATTTACCAATAATAAAATTTACAAAGTTTTAGCCGAAAAAGAATTATTTAGGATTTACGACAACGTTCCTTTAAACGCACAATCACAAGATATTATCGACAATATGTTAGTGTATGGAAATTATACTGAAAACTACAATATTGCTGATTCGCTAAATGCAAAAATAAATATTGATTTAACCGTTGAAAAAGTAAGTACAGCTATTGTAAGTGGTGTGGCTACAAGAAGTTTAAAATCCAATCGGGATTATGAAGTTGGTATTTCTTATTTAGATGACTACGGCAGATTAACCACACCTTTAACAAGCGAAAATAACACCATTTACATACCCAATAGCGATAGTATTCAGCAAAATAAAATAAAGGTAAACATAGCTAATAAAGCTCCTGAATTTGCCAAATACTATCGTTTTTTTATTAAACAGACTAAGGGCGATTATGAAACTATTGCGCCTACATTATTTTATCAAGACGGAAGTTACAGATGGGTTAAATTAGAGGGTGCTGACAAAGATAAAGTTAAGGAAGGTGATTTTTTGGTTGTAAAAAGTGATAGTCAGAATATTACTAATGATTTAGTTACAACAAAGGTTTTGGAAGTAAAATACCAAGATAAAAACTTTTTGCAAACAGAGAATGTAACTGATAAAATCGTGGAAAGAGCAGGGTTATACTTTAAAATAAAACCTAAAAATTTCAGATTAGACGTAGATGATTTTGAGAATTTTGAATTAGCGACTTACCACAACTCAAAAGACAGATACAACGACTGTTTAACCAATAGTGCGGAAAATATAGGTAAGGCATATTATTATGGCGATAGTCTTTTAGACGATATGGTTTCGGGAGGTGATTATGTTACAACTTGGGAAAATAGTGATAAACACTTTATGGTGCAAATTTCAAGTTTGGGAGATGGTGTAACTACATTCAATAAATTCAGATGGAACGCTGATGGCGGTAGTTTTAGTACTGAAATAGCCATAACGGTTGGTACACCACAAACATTGAGTGATGGAATAACTGTTACTTTTGCATCAAATACAGGACACGCATTAACAGATGAATGGAGTATCTATGTCAGGTCTAAATTAGTAAGTAATGGTTTATACGCCTATGGTTTTTTCAGAACCGTTGGGGATAAATATGTTACAATGACGGAATCAAGCCATACAGTTGAAGATGAAATTATTGAGATTGGCGCAAACATAGTGCTTACTTATGACGAATATGGTGCTGGTAACACTTATTTTGAGTTGCCATTTATTTCAGGCGGAAAATACGCAAACATACAAGAGTGGTATTTTGGCGAAAATATAGGTCAAAAAATAGTAGATGAAATACCAACATTTGATTTGTCGCATATCTTTTTTATGAGAGGTGTAATTAGGCAAGATAATGATGGTAACGCAAACTATTTAGATTACAATACTGATGGTTATATGACGATGGTTACGCAATCACAAATGGCGCAACCAACCAATATTTCATTCAATCAAATAGTGAAAATGAGCGCAAAAACAACACTATTTCAAAGTGACGGAACTACACGTTTAATTTTTGAAACCAAACCAAAAGATTACAATTCGGATATATTCTATGAAATAGGGAAAACTTATGGTATTGACGCAAACAGAAACCATTTAGGCTATGATGTTGGCGATACAAATCAAAGTACGGGAGTTTCAGCTATTTTAAATTTAGATATTTTTAATTGTTACAGTTGGGGTAACGGACACGAATCTTACAAAATTAAAGATGGTTTTAATGCCAAAACTTTGAATTTTGATACAAGACCTTCAACACCAATAGAAAATTACAGACAAAATAAACGGATTGCATCTATAACTTACAGTCAGCCATACGAACAAAGTACAAATTACAATGGTTTGAATGAATTTAACCTATCTCTAATGAACTTTTATGACTTAGATGATAAATATGGCGCAATTCAGAAAATTGTTAGCTGGAACGATGATTTAGATATATTTCAAGAAGATAAAGTACACCAATTATTATATCGCAAATCCATTTTATACAATAATGACGGCACAAGCAATTTAGGTAAAAGTGATGATGTATTTGGTGGTATAAAACCTTACGTTGGCGAATTTGGTATTAGTAAAAATCCCGAAAGTTTAGCGGTTTACGGAAATAATATTTATTGGGTAGATCAAAAAAGAGGGGTAGTATTAAGAAAAGGACAAAGCGGAATCGAGATTATTTCTAATTTTGGTATGCGTTCTTGGTTCAGAGAAATATTTAAAACAAATTTAGGCAATATTTTAGGGGGTTACGACCCATATTTCGGTCAATATATTATAAGTTTAGGTGGTTATACCCTTACTTTTGACGAAAAAGTTAAAGGTTGGACTTCTTTTCATTCTTATTTGCCTGATGCTATTGTAAGAGTTAATAATAGGCTACATACGGTTAAAGACGGAAATACTTATATTCATAATGAAACCTTAAACGGCTACAATGAATTTTACGGACAACAATTTAGTTCATCCGTACAAACTATTTTTAATGATACCAATTTTGAGGACAGTATTTTTAAGAATATTATTTTAGAAAGTGATTTTGCATGGAGAATAGTTTTTAACACAAATTACACAAACGGCACAATTCCAAAATCTGAATTTACAAAAAGAGAAAGTAGGTATTTTGCATCTATAAAAGGAAATGAAAATGAAAGCGATTTAAGAGGTGTTACACAAGGAATAGGAAATATTATTAGCGCAAATGCAAATATTTTGACCTTCGCAAGTGTTGCAAATATAACAAGTGTTGGCGATAAATTGTATCAAGTAAACGGAAATAACAAGGAACTATTAGGCGAAATTATGGGTATCAATAACAATCAAATAACGATTGATGCTGATGTAATCTCGCCTATAATTAATCTTTTTGCATACAGTAAAAGCAATAGTAGGGTTAATGGTACTTCTGCGAGGGGTTATTATCTGAATGTTACTTTAATTGATGATAGTAATACGGCTAATGAACTGTACGGTTGTAGTACAAATATTGTCAAGAGTTATTTGTAATATCAAAATAATTGGTAGTAAATACCTTGTACAATTAAAGCAATCATTACGAGAAAATAAATAGCAAGTAGCGGAATCGCATATTTTAATTTTAAGTCAAGAAAAAGGCAATCTTTTGAAATATCCCAAGTTCGATAAATCATTTTAGCACCATCTATAAAAGATAATTCCGATGCTGAAGAACGTTTTTTAGTTTCTGTTATCATAGTTTATAATATTTAGTTTTACACAAAAAAGCCATACCCATAGCAATCTCACTATCAGAATACGTAGGCTTTCCATTAAGCGCATTAGACATTTCTATAATTTCTTCTTCTCTGGTTTGGTTTAGCCATTTATCAAGATATTTTTTCATATTTTATAATATTTTAATCATTTCTATCGAAGTTGAACCTTTTATAAATCCACAATCGGCATATTTCTTTATTAAATTTTCATTTTTAACACTTGTAAACATAGATTTAAAGCCCATATTTTTTGCAACTTGACAAATAGTATCAATAAGCAAATATAATGCGTTAGACCTAATCTCCTTGTCTTTTATCTTAGGATTTGAGATAATAAATTCAAGCCACGCTATTTCACTTGGGGTAACGTATAAGAATCCCGCACTCAAAATATTACCTTCATAAATTACGGCAAAACTGTAACTTAAATCTTTGGGTAACATTCCTCTTGTTGGTGCGGGAAATCTCCAAAACTTCCAATATTCAAGTAGGGTTTCGTAGTCTTTTTCTTCTAAGTTTCTTAATGTTAGCATATGGCGAGTTGGTTATTTTTTAGCTTCAAATTTTTTCCACTCCTCCATAGTTGAGTGCATTGAAACAAGCATACAAGTAAGTCCACCTTCAATAAATTCAATCCTATCTTCCCATCCATAAGTATTTTTAATATCAAACAATTTCCCTCTTACTTTGTTAATTTCATTTCTTAACTCCTCCATTAATTCACTTAAGGGCTTATTCATTTCCTCGTTACTTTTGTAGTAAATAGGCGTTCTGTTTTTGTTTTTTAATTCCATTGCTTTAAAATATTTAGTATTAATAATAATGTATCAAAAGTATAATAAAATTATATCAATTATTTGATTATTTCATACTATTTCTTTATATCTTTGTAACTAATGATAAGATTTTCTTATAGTTGGTATTAATTTAAACTCAAAACACATGGCTGTCGCAACTGCTTTAACGTTAGCTGGATTAGGAATGTCAGCATTTCAAACAGTAAAAGGAATAACCGATGCTAATAAGGCAAAACGAGATTTGGCAAACTTAGAAACGCCTGATTTAAACAACGCCTTTGAAAATATACAAATTTCTACGGTTGGAAGTGATTTAATGAAAGAGCAAAATGCTATGACTTCGGCTAATATGATAGATTCCGCAAGAAGTGGCGGTGTAAGAAGTGTTATGGGTTCAATTCCGAGAATAATGGGAATAAACAACGACCAAAACAAAGAAGCAAGAGCATATTTAGACAATCAAGTTCAGCAAAGAAGTTATGCCATAGCGGAAGATGATATGAGATTACGACAAATGAATGAGCAAAGATACCAAAGTGATGTTGCGGGATTGGGTAATCAAATGGCGGTAGGTCAGCAAAATATGTGGAGCGGGCTTAGAGGTGGCTTCCAATCATTAGCCTATGGAATGGATAATGGTGCGTTTGCAAAAGCCCCAAATGAAACAGTAAATGCAATAACAACCCAACAAAAAGGTAGTTCACTTTTGGGCGGTGGCTTTAAAGCAAACAGTAGTAATACGCAATTAGCATCAAATTCACCTTTACAATTTGCAAGTGGTGGCGAAAATACTATATATCCATCTAACTATCCTTTGACATTCGGATATTAATAAAATAAACTAAAATGGCAAAAAGCACAGGCAAATTTGGCTCTCTTTCTCAACTACAACCACTTCAAGGAGATATTGCAACCGATATTTTAAACAGAGAAGACCAGCAATTTAAACATCGTGAGGAAAAGCGAATAACAGACGCACTTACTAAAAAAGAAGTTGATGAATTGGCGGCTAAAAAGAAATTAGAGGCAGACCAATACGCAAAAGACTATGAAAGATTAGGGTATGACGAATCAGGAATTGTTAGCCACGATGCGAAAACAATAGATTTATTTACAAGGCAAGGCGGTACATTAGAGCAATTTAATAATGTTTACGAAAGACTACAAAAAAATCCGTTAGACAAAGAAGCTATTATAATTAAACAAAACTTACTAAAAACATCTGACAATATAAACGCTTTAAAACAAGGAATCGTACAAAGACGAGAAGCCATTGCGAAAGGAATTGCAGACGGTACTTTAAGCCCAGAGTTAAACAAAGATATGCTATCAAATTACAATAAGATGATAGATGGAATGAAATACAACTACGAGTTTAATAAAGACGGTACTGTTTATGTAAAAAATGAAGGATTTGACGCAAATGGTGACGGCAAAGTTGACGGTATGGATAAAATTAGCGTTCAAGATGTTTTAGATCCAAATAAACTTCAAGGTGCAAACAAATTTGATGCACAAGGATTCGCTACACAAACAAAACAAAACTACGGTACAGTAACTAAAAAAACTGACGGTACTGAATATGTCGGTTTTGATATGGGCAAATTAGAAAGTTTGAAAGCTGAAATTGATGCGAGAATGGGTGCTGATTTAGCGTCTATGACAAATGACGGAAAATCATTGGCATCAGATTGGAATAAAATTGATTACAATTCACTTACTGAAGCTGAATTTACAAAACTAAAAGACAATTTAGCACAAAAAGTAATTAACTCTTATAATACTACTGATAATAAAACTACTGATTGGCAGGGTAAAAATTACGATTTGGCATTAGCTAAATTTAATCATCAGAAAAGTCAGGATGCAAAAGCCGAAAAAACAGCAGACCAAAGCGGAATTGACGGATTTACACCAGCAACAGATTCAAAAGGAAATGTGCTGAAAGGAAATGGTACTAAAAATGATTTATGGATTAATGGTTGGAGTCCAAAAATGTCAACACAAGGCGGTGATATATTTGTAACTGATGCGTCTAAAGAAAAAGCGATGCTATATGGCGATAACTATTTATCATTAGAGCAAATTGAAGTGTCCGAAGATGGTGAAATGACGGTTACGGGAATAGAATCTACCCAAGACGAAACTACTAAGCAATGGACTAATACAAGAATTACTATAACTGATGAAACAGACATAAATCTGATAGCAAAAGCTAAAGGATATAAAAACTATCAAGAATTTTCACAAGACCTTTTAAGAAAAAAGAATGAAAAAAAAGGTGGTGGAAAAACAACCAATGGGGCATTTAATGCAGAATCATTTTACAACAACTTTAAATCAGGGAAATAATGGATGAAGAATTAAAAGCACTTTTAAACAATGCTAAAGCAAGTGGCGCAAGTGACAATGATTTAAGGTCACTAATTACTATGTATGAATCTGATAAGAATGTAAAAAAAAAAACCATATCAGAGCCTTCTTTACAAAAGCAATACGAAGAATCACAACCTACTGTTCAAGAGCAAAATGTGGAATCGCCTACGAAACCAATTACGCAACCTATTTCTTCGGGTACACAAGAATCTTACGACTTAAAAACGCAGAAAAAATCTTTTAGTGAGCCTTTTGATTTTGAGAAGAAAGATGATATTCCAAAACTAAAAACTAACGATTACAAGACTAAATTAAATTCAGACGAAGAATCTAAATTTAAAGAATGGTATTCAAAGGTTAGTAAATATAAAAATCTTAGTGAAAATCCTGATTCAGAAGGTCAATTTTATGATTATAGGGGATTTTGGAAAAATGAAGATAAATGGCGTGATGAAATATTAGGCGAATCCACAGATGCTCATTTCATAGATAAATACAAACAACCAGGACACCCTACTTTTAGTGATGAGAGTAAATATAGTAGTAAAGAAACGCAAGGTGGCGAATGGAGTAAAGACGCTAAAGGAAAATGGGTATTTACACATAGTGATTATACTGAAAAATATTCTGACAGAACTAATGAATATCTTGACGGAACGGGTGAGTACGCAATATTTAAAATGCGAAAACCCGAATCTTACGACCTAAAAACACAAACTAAAACACCTGATTTTACAGAGCCTTTTTCTGTGGATAAACAAGGCGATTTGCCTATTAAAATTCAAAAGCATAAAGAGGAAATTAGCGTTACAAGAGATTTAACAAACAGATTTAAAAGCGGTGGACTTACTGCATTAGCTGGAGTTGCTGGAATAGATAATTTTATTAATAAATTAACTGCATCAATAGTACTTGACAAAGAATCTTTAGCCGAATTAAATAAATTACCAAAAGAAGCAAGAGAAATATTATTAGCAAGCGGAAGTCCTGAACAAATAAGCAGAATACAAAATTCAGCAGAAGCACAAAACTTTCTTACAGACAAAGCGGAAAAACTTTCTGAAAAAACCATACAATACGAGGGTAACATTGTTGATGATATTAGCAATGGTGATTTTAAACGAGCGTCTTATAGAGTTATACAAGGCGCGGTTGAATCTTTGCCGTCTATGGTTTTAGCATTATCGCCAGGAGGTTTAGCTACAATAGGTGCAAGTACGGCATCACAAAAACAAGAATCGCAAGAAAGAGAAGGTGCGGATTTGGGTTTAAAAACCGTAGCAAATTCATTAATAAACGGTACTTCGGAAGCATTTTTTGAAAAATATACACAAGGAATTTTCGAGCCTATTAAAAAAATGGCATTAGGAAATAAGGAAGTTGCAAAAGAAATTTCAGAAAATTTAGTAAAAACCATATTAAAAGATATTGGAATTGAGGGTGGTTCAGAGGGATTAACATCAATTACACAAGACTTATCGGATAAATTAGTTGCAGGAAAAGATGTTTCTATGTTGCAAATCCTAAAAAACTCTATTGATGCAAGTATTATTGGAGGTTTTGTCGGAGGTTCAATGAGTGGTGTAAAAGGATATGTTTCAACCAAAACAAGAAGTGCGGAAACTACAAAAAAAATAAATGAAAATTCAGCGATGTCAGAAGCCTTAAAAAAGGAATTAGGCGTAGTTGATTCAGAAAGTATTAAAAATGCGTTACAAGCGAAGATAGAGCAAGTAGATGGCGAAACCGCAGAGATACAAAAAGCGGAAATAGCCAAAGTTGATAATTTATCAGACGAACAAGTTAAAAATGTACTTGAAGTTGATGGCGAAATGAAAAAAGTAAACCAATCGTTTATTGAATTGGTAAATGATGATAAAATATCACCAGAAGTTAAAAAGGTTTTAGAAAAAGATTTAGAGCAAAAGTTTACTGCATTAGAAGCTCAAAAAAATGAAATTGTAAACCCTAAAGTTGAAGAAACACCAAACAATACCCAAGAGGGTACAAAAACTATTGAAACTGCTGAAATTATACCCGAAAAGGTAGATAATAAGGCAAATGAGGAAATTTCGCCTATTGAAAAAGGAACATATAAAAATGATTCGGAAGTAAAGTATGTTCATGAAAATAATATTGAATTGCAGGAAACGGGAACAAAAGAACAATATGCGGATTATTTAGAAACCATTTTCCCTAATAATAAAAACAAAGAAATACTTTACCATAGCGGTGGAGAAATGTATAATGAATTTGACACTCATAGAAAAGGCGTTAGCATCCCATCTATTGGATTAAATTACTGGGGTAGCTATTTTACTGCTTTTAAAGAATATGCAGATTCACATGGTGAAAGAAACTATAAAAATCCAGTAACAATGAGTGTTGTTACAGATTTAAAAAATCCGAAAATAGTTAATGCTCATAAATCAACAATGAGTAATCCTTTCAAGTTTAATTATGAATCCATAAACACGAAACAATTAAACAAACTAAAAGCCGAAGGTTATGATGGGGTAATAGCAAAAGACGCAAACGGAAAGACAGTAGAGTTGGTTGCTTTTGAATCTAATCAGATTCACATTTTAGGTTCAAAAAAAGATATTGAAGGTTTTAAAAATTACGCATCTAACGAAAAAAACCAAGTTGCGCCTATAAAAGAAATCACCAATGAAAAACAAACGCAAGGAGATATTACACCTAATGCAAACATTCAACCTAACGTTGAACAAAACATACAACAAGGGCAAGACGAAATTATACAACCCGCCATTGAACCTGTTGCAGATAAAGGAGATGTTGAAGTAAAGGAAATTGATGCCACAACTAAGGCTTTGAAGGATATTATTCCCGAAAACGAATCTTTTGCTTTTGCTATTAATACATTGCCAATTAAGGGAACAATAAACTATAAAGATATAAAACAAAGCGACTACGCATTACCTTTTGATAGATATATAAATAGTCCTGAAAAGATAGATAAAGAAATAGGAAGTGCGTATAAAATTTATGAGTTTTTAAAAAATGGAGGTGAGTTACCTAATAATGTAATTTTACTTGATAAAAATGGTAAAATATTAGACGGAAATAATAGAGTAAAGGCGCAATTAGCTTTAGGTGTAACCGATTTTAAATATGCGGTAACTGACGATAAATTATTTAAACAATCTAATTACAAAACTGTTTCAGAAGCCTACCACAAAGCAAAAAAAGACGGCTCAAATCCCGAACTCGTAAAAGCGGTTGAATCCGCAATAGGAAAACCTACCGAAACTCCCCAACCTAAATCAGATAAAGGAGATGTTGAAGTAAAGGATAATAATATAGCAAATCAAGAAAAAAATATTAACTTTGATGATATTGCAAATTTCTTAGATGAAGAATTTAATGATATTATAGCAAATCAAGAAAAACCAAATAAAGAAAATGGAAAGCAAACAAAAACCACAAGTAAAGGCAACGTTAGCCCAGAAGAAGGAAGCGTACAGAAAGATAGTGGAATACCTGAACAAGCAGAAGAAGGAAAGCAATTAAAGAAACCTTCACAACGTGGTAAAACACCATTAGACAAGCGTAAAATTAAAGATACGGAAATGTTACGTGCATTATCCGTAGAAGCAAATACACCTACTGATTGGGTTCAACAATTCTTTATAGGCGGTGGCAGAATGACTGCAAGTGGCTTAAAAGAAGTAATCGCGTCTAAAAATTACCCTACAAGTGAAGTTGTTGCCCGTTCACAATATATTAGAAAAGATACTAAAGGCGGATTGCCATTTAACAAAATAGTTCATAAACTTTGGGAGCAATATGGTAAAAAACTAAATATATCTGATGAAGAAATTAGAAACGCATTAATTGATGTTGTAAATAATTTCAATACGCCAAAAGCAATGGCATTAGATTTTAATAGCCGAAATAATAGTGAAGTTGCGAATGAGCAAGTAAATGAAAGTGGAGAGAATTTAATCGACACGCCTTATGGTAAAATGACAGAGAGCGATTTAAACGATTTAATTCTTTATGAAAAATTGCATAATATGAATTTGGCAGACGATGAAGATATACATACGCAATCCGTATCTCATTTAGAGCAAATGACCGATGCTGAAATTATTGAATTTGCCAAAAATAGAAAATTATCTTTTGATGAATTTATTAAGGAATTGGATGCTAAGGAAACAAAATCAGAAAGTGTAGATAAAAACATAGGACAAAAAGTATTCAGAGGTCAGCAAAAAGGTCAAACAGGAAAATGGTTTACTACATCAAAAGATTTTGCGGGAAAATTTGCAAATAGCGTTAAAGGAAAAGGGAAGTCTGACGGTGAAATTATAGAGCATACCATTACTGGAAAAGTTTTTGATTTCCCATTTTTGGTTACGGAATACGCTAAAATTTCAGATAAATTAGGTGAAATGTTTGGTGTATCTCAACAAGAAATAAGAGATGCGATTGCAATCACGGATGAATCATTATCTAAATCGCAAACAGTTAGAATACACTCTTTGCTTGAAAATAAAGGATTTCAAGAGTTGTTATCAAGTAAAGGTTATGATTATATTAAAGCAAAAGAGAATTTAACCAAAGATAATGCAGTAGATGTGTTTTTACAAATTAAAGAAACAACTTCTAATAGTAAAATATACCAAGAAACAACATATAATTGGAGAACGGGTAAAGATGAAACTGCCGATGTAGAAGTTTATCACGGAACGGGTAAAGACTTTGAGAGTTATAGTACTGAAAGTTATTCAGGAAATACAAGATTTGGTAAAGGTATTTCATTTACTGACGGCAAAGGTATTGCAATGAAATATTCAATAACAAGACAGAATTTAGAAGATGATGTTAAAAATGACCATAAGGCAATCGTCAAAAAAGCTAAATTAACAATTAGCAAGCCTTACGACATAAGGGGAACTATTGATCCAAATACGCCTGAAGCCAAAAAATTAATTAAAATTCTTAACGAAAGATATGGGCTTTCAGAGCAATTTGTAAAAAACATTATAGACGGTCAAATAAAAGACGGAAAATTTGGTTCAATTAGTAGGGCTATTTTTGACCCAAAAACAGACGAATCTACATTTATGTTCGTGGGTAATACAGAAAAAACACGAAGTATTATCGAAGAAGCTGGATATGATTCAATTATAGGTGAGTATGAAGATGCAAATGAATATTTTGTATTTGATGCAAAAAATGTAGTTCCGCAAGATGTAAAACCAACCCAAAAAGAAAAAGCCAACGCCAAAATTGACAAAGCTGCTCAATATGTAAAAGATTTACTTCCTGGCGTAAACGACCCAAACTTAAAAGGTCAAGGATATACACAAGACCAACTTATAGATTTTGTTGCAGAAAAAGTAAAACAACTAATTTCGGCAGGAATAGACGTTAATGAAGCTATTAAACAAGTTCTCGCTAAAATAAAAGACAAATTCGGCATAGAATTAAACCCTAATGACGTAAAAGCAAAATTAGATGGTGAAAAACCGAAAGTTGCGCCTAAAGTTGTTGAGCCTAAAGTTGAGAAAGATGAATTTCAGAGAAAGGCTGGAAAAAAATCATTATTAAATAGAGCGTTTGAAGGTGGAAATTCTAAAGAAATAACTGATGCTATTGAAAGAAATGGTTTGGATTACAGAATTGAAAACAGAGAAATCGCTAAAAGAAATGCGGAAAACTTTGTAAATGAAGTAGGTTCAGAAAATGCACTACAAGCTGTAAGAGATAATAAAATCAAAGGTGCTGAAAAAGCGTATGTTTACTCTAAAATTATCAGTATTTTAGTTGATGAAATTAACGCAAATACCAACCAAGAGCAAAGACAAGAATTAGAAGCTATCCACGCTAAAATAATTGCCGACATTACAGATGAATTTGGTCAAGAAACTATTGAAGCGGGAAGGTTTATTTCAGCCCTACAAGACGTTTATAATTCGTCATCCTTAAAATATAACCTAACAACACAAATAGATGCTCACAAGGCTTTAAATAACGGTGTAATAAGCGATGAAGTACTTGCTAAACTAACAGAAGCAGACAAACGTATAAAAGAACTTGAAAAACTGATTACGGAAGCGGAAGTTAATTTAAAGAAAGCGGAAGAAGCTGTGTTGATTAAAAATATTAAAGATGATATTGATAAGGCAAATAAAAAAGATTCAAAATCAAAATCGGCATTAACAAAAGAAGAAACGGCAGAATATAATCAAATAAGAAGGGAATTATTTGGTGTTTTTAACGATATTACAAGAGTAGCTACATTATTAGCCGACCCAAAATTCAGAAGATATTTACAACTTGCCTTCAAAAGTGTTAAAGGTGATTTTAATAATTTCTCAAAACAGTTATTAAAAGAGTTAGGTAAAGGTGTTAGAAAACATTTACCGCAATTATTTAAAGAAGCTGGAGGAAAATCTGACGTTAGCGTCACTCAACTTTCAACCGTAAAAATAGGCAAAAAAGGAAATATTGTAATTCCTACGCAACTATTTAGAGATTATGTAGAGCAAGGCGAAACCGATATTGACGTTATTGCAGGTTTAATTAAAGAAGATATTGCCGATGAATTTCCTGATGCTGACATTAGAGATATTCGTGATGCAATTACGGGTTACGGGAAAAGAATAAATCCAAGTAGAGATGAAGTCCAAGCGGAAATGTCAAGACTTAAAATCGTGGGTAAATTAATTTCGGCTTACGAAGATGCTTTACAAGGAATTAGACCTTTAAAAAGTGGTTTACAACGTGCAAAACCTACGCAACAAATGCGCGAAATGCGTAAAGAAATAAACAGACTTATAAAAGAAATTGGACTTAGTGAAGCGGATTTAGAAAGAGAGTGGGCATCTGCATTAGACAGAGCAAAAACACAACTTAAAAATCAAATTGAAGATTTAGATAAGCAAATTGCCAATGGAGAAAAGCGTAAAATTGAAAGAAATCCCGTTAAACTTGATGATGAAGCAAAAGAATTAAGAGCGATACGTGATGCTAAGAAAAAGATTTTAGATGAATTGGTTGGTAAACCTGAATTAACGGAAGAAGAATTAATTGCAAGAGCAGAAAAATCTTTAGAATTATCTATTGAAAAACTGCAAAAAGAAATTGCAAGTGGTGAAGTTGAGTTTAAAACAAGACCAGACGCAAAACAATCTGATAAACTTACTGAATTAAGAGCGCAAAAGAAAGCCTTAACTGAAATTAAGAATGATATGCGAGCTGAAGCAGGTTTGGTTGAAGCGCAAAGAATGAAAACGACTAAAAATCGTGTTAAAAATCAAATTACAGAATTAAAAAGAAAGATTGAAGCTAAAGAATATGCTAAAAAAGTTGTAAGACCATTAAGGGAAGATGCTGAATTGCTAAAATTAAGGGCAGAAAAATTATTGCAACAAGAAATATTCGATGCTCAAAAATATCAAGACGAATTAAAAAACAGAAGTTTAGGAAGAAAATTCTTAGACGGACTTTTAGAGGTTTGGAATATTGAAAGGATTTTAAGAGCAACGGGTGAGCTTTCTACGGTTTTAATTCAGGGTGGTATTTTAACTACTTCAAGGAAATTTACAAACCCTAAGGAGTTGGCTAAAATTATGGGTAAATTATTTACAGCTATTGGTTCTGCAAAAAAATCAGATCAAATGGCTGCTATGATTAAAGCGCATCCTGATTATCCTTTAGCAATGAAAGCGAAATTAGCCTTAGCAAATCCTGATTATAAATCTGATGTAAGAGAAGAAAATTATACGGGAGATTATGCGAACTTTGCTTGGGATTTACCATTTACTTTAGCGGGTGCATCTAAAAAAGGCACAAAATTATCTAACATTCAAAAATCTGTACTTGGCGATATAATCCTAAATCCATTTAAACGATTAACAGGCTTAGGAAAGATAGGTACAGACAAAGTGAGTACAAAGCAACAATGGAAGAATATAAATCCATTCAGAGCATTAGAAAGAGGTTCTACGCTATATATGAACACACTTCGTATAGAAGAATTTGCAAGAGGTGTGGAAATGTTAAGAATGGAAGGTAAAAATGAAATTGACCATTTGCAAGATTATAAACTTTTGGCAAATGCGATTAATACAATGTCGGGCAGGGCAAATTTACCAACAGCACTTGCTACAAATACACAAGCGTTGTCAGTAATATTTTTCTCGGCTAAAAATGCTATTGCCGTTATTAATCAAGTGAATCCGATTTATTATGGTTATTTACATTTTGCATCTACCGATGGCGCACAATTCAAAAAAACATCAGTAGCAAATAAATTGGCAATGTACAATATGATGCGATTTGTAACTATTACTGGCGCAACACTAATCGCTTTAAAATTTGCAGCAGGAAAAGATGATGACGATGAAGATGTTGCAACTATTGAAACCGATCCAAGAAGTTCAGATTTTATGAAACTGAAAATTGGAAATATTCGTTGGGATTTATTTCACGGTCAAATGGGTGTTTTAGTTTTAATGGCAAGATTAATTACAGAGCAAGTGAAAAGTACAAAAGATGGTAAAGTAGAAGATTTGGCTGATAAAAGATTTGGGCAACAAAACAGATTAGATTTAGTAAGTTCATTTGGGAGAAATAAATTAGCACCTTCAGCATCTCGTTTGGTAAACTATTTTTCAACTAAAGAAAAACTTAACCCCGAAACGGGTGAAATGGTTAGAATGACACCATTTGGTAAAGATTATGACGATGAAAATTCTATTGCAAACATTAAACCGATGTATTGGGATGCTATAAAGGAAATCAAAAATGAAGACCCAGGAGCATTAGCGCAATTCTTAACTGTTGTTTCTGCGTTTGGTTGGAATACGGGAGTTTATGGCGGTCAAACACCTATGAGTAAAAACGAATTGCAAATTTTAATGAGCAAACGTAATCCCGAATATAAAGAAGAAAAAACCAAAGAGGAAAAAGCGAAAACTAAAACTGAAAATGCCGAGAAAAGTAAAGATGATGAATTATTTTACAGAGCAGAAGCAGCAAGGTTAGGAGTGGAGTACATACCTTTAAAAGTTAAAATTCCAGCGAATCCAAATGGTCAAGGCAGAGAAAGACGAGGGCAACAAGATAACAGACCAAAAAGAGGTCAATAACTAAGAATAAGGCGAGGAATAATTAAACCCTCGCCTTTTCATTTACATTTTTCATTTTCGCATCAACGAATCTATTTGTGACAACCGTTACTTGCGTTTTTGGTAAATCTAATTTTCTTGCTATGGCGGAATCAGAATTATCGTGATTATTTTTAAAGCAATCTACAATTTTCCAAATATCGCATAGTAGGTATTTGCTATTTCTTTTTCTTATTATCATTGGTTATTAAAATCGTTTAAAATGCGTAAGATTACAATTGTAACACACGCTGAAAGTGCTATTATAAAGGCGATTTGGTCTAATGTGAATATCATAGTTTACAATTGTAAATTAAAGTTTTTCGACTTCTTCTCTAACTTCTTCCCAATGATTTCTTATTTCATAATCAATTAAAAATGGTTGCAAAATAATATCAAGGCAAATCAAGGCGCATTTTTTCGCTACAATTCTTTTCACCGATGGACTACCGACTAAGTTAAAATCAATATCATCGTGAAATTTATCTACTATAATGTGAGCTTTTTCTTTTGGTGTCATAATTTTAAATTATTTGTAAATTACTAATTTGAAGTTTTGATTCTTTGAAAATTAAGGTTCTGCCAAATCGTTTTTCTAAATGCTGACCAAAATTTTCGTACCAAGTAAACGCTTCGTCTTTTGTGTAAAACAAATCGGTATAATTTGTTAATCGTCTTTCGCTATTTCTTGCGAAGTATCTATAAATTACTTTATAGTTTGTTTTGTTTGTTGTTTTTCTCATAGTGTTTTTTTTATTGTTAAAAGTTACTATTATCTTCTATTATTGGCAATCCGTTACCATCAATTCTGAATGAAAAATCATCTATTTGAAATCCCCTTGTTTGCGGAAAAGTTACATTTGTGATTAGTTTATCGCTTTGATCCACATTCAAAATACAAATCGTTTCAGCTTTTTTTAATATAGCACTACCTAAACTTCCCGTAGCCTTGTCAGAGCCATAATTAGAGTGAATTACGCCCGTTAAATGACATTTGCTTATTTCAGTCCATTTAAGTAATTTCTGCACTAAATGGTTTGCGCTTTCAAGGTTATTTACATCAGCAACCAAGTCGGCAAATCCGTCAATAACCACAAAACCTAAATTATTTCTAAATTCACTTTCTAAGATGCAATACTCAATAAATTCCAATCTTTCTTTAAAGCTATATTCCCTTAAATAGAACGGTTTATACATTTCGTAATAATCTCCAGTAATTTGCGAAACTCTTTTAAATGCTCGTTGTGAGTGCCATTCTCCTTGTTCTGTATCGAAGTCTAAAACATACATATCTTTGTTTCTGTGTGATAGGATATTTGGCGCATAATTATTAGCATTTCCACCTATAAAACTCGCAACCAAAAGCGATTTAAAGAATGTTTTTTTAGATTTTGAAGCACCTACCAACGCACTAAAATTCCCAAATGTTCCAAATTCTACATAGTATCTTTCTTGCCCCATCATCGTATCTCCGATTGACAATGCTAATGGCGGTCTTTTAAGATTTGCCGTAACATCAACAAATGTCTTTTCAAGCATTAATTTGAAGTTGGTTTTCACTTCAATTTTTGGCGCAAATGAGGCTAAATCAACTTTTTGCATATTGGATATTTGTTTTAAAATCTGTTACTAAATCTGTTAGCATTTTATTAAAATCCGCATAATCATCATCAAACACGCTATTATCCTTAATTTTATTAGTCAATTCGTGATGTTTTAGAATAGAAATACATTCTTGTTTTTTAGGATTTACACCGTAAGTAAAACAGTCATCTATGGTTTTTATAATCTCTGGTAATGGTATTTCTTGTTCATACGCTTTATAAGTCATCAGTAATTCGTAGATTAAGGCATAAATAAGCGTTTCTGAGGCATCCGTATTACATTTTGATACCAACATACCATCGAAGCAATCGTGTACGTCTATAAGGTCATTATATCGACTACCATCTTTTAACTGGTTTTTAGAATATGGCAAATCGTTTTCCATATCCTTAATTATTCGTTTTAGGTTTTTTAGTTGTTGAAACGGTTTCATAATTCCCTTGATTTTACATCTTCTTCAATAAATTCCCGAATCCAATAGCAAACTTCTTGGGTTGTTAATTTATATGTTCTACCGTATTTTCCTGTTGAACCGTTTTTAATGGCTAATTTTATGTTTTCTAATGGCATCCTTGAGAAAGTTTCAAATATTGCTTCGGTAGTTAATTTAATATCAAGAGTTTTGTCGTCTAATCTTTTCATTACGAAAATCAAAGATGTTTGTATGGCGATAATTTTTAATTTATCATCCTCTTGCTTTTTAGTAATTTGTTGTTGTCTGAATATCGCAACTTCGTTTGTTTGTTTGTTAGAATCCATTGTTTCTGTTTTGGTTAATTATTTCGTCAAAAAGTTCATTCTTTCTGTCGTTTAAAATATTGTTCTTGAATTTTTCATTAAGTACCACGATATATTTAATTCCGTTTTTATCGTTAGTTCTTAATTTTGGTAGTGCTAAAAAAACCGTACTCCAAAAACCATCTTCTCTTGCGGATTTTACAATTTGGATAATTGTTTCAAATGGTATTAAATCGGTTTCGTTTAAAAGTCTAATAGTGTTTAGCCAATTATCTTTTTTTGCATTAGTATCGGGGTGTAAGTGTTCTGGGAAATAATTTAAAATTTCATTAAGGCAGTTATAAACTTCTTCTGAAAAAGTTTTTACTTTTTTAATTGCTAATTTTTTTGGAGGTAAAGGATTATTATTTTCTTCTATACTTTCCTTTACTATTGTTTCCTTTACTATACTTTGTGGCATTATTACGGGTACTTCAAGGGTTTCTTCCGTAGGTTTTAGGGTTTCTTCCTGAACTTTCGGGGTTTCTTCCTGAATTAACTCATATTTTGGATTAATATGTTTTACATCACAAATGGATCGTTTTGCATCTTTTGATATTTTTGACCACCTTTCTTGAATAGATTTTGATGTTAAAATTCCATTATGAATTAGCATCTCTTTATTGAAAAGTTTTATTTCGCAACAAAAATTTATAATCTCGTTTATTAAATTTTCAGGAATATTTAATTGGTCTGACACATCGAATGAAATGTCATTATTCCATAAAATATAGAATCCTTTATCTCTGTAAATTTCTGTCAATACAAAAATGTATGTTAAAAATCCGTCTGAATTAAAACTCTTTATTAATCTTCTTACTTTTCTATCGAGGAATATATCTGTATCAAACTGATAATATTCTAATCCCATTTTATTTGGTCTTGCCATAATTATATGAAAAAACCCACGAATCAACTGGTACAAGACAGCTTCATCGTAGGTTTTATAAAAAAAATCTTAAATGTGCTTGTACTCACCTTACAAATATAAACAATTAATACTTACAGTACACATTATTTATACTAATTTGTTCAAAAATTTTTTGACTTTTTTGTAAATGCAAGTCCACATTTCTAATTTCATCGTTTAAACGAATGTAATCTTTGGTTCTAAGGCTTTTCTCTGAAAATATAAATTTTCGCAATTGTGCTTTGTAATTCTCGTAATATTGGAAATCAGCTACGGTCATAATTCATTTAAGGTAAACCATTCTAAACTTAATTTGTAGGTGTAGGTACGCTCATATTCAACGTCAAACACATCAATTACCTTGTCATATTCCAAATTGGAATCTCGAATATCAGTATAAGAGATTTGTTTAAATTCGCCATAATATTCGTCTATTAATTTATTGGCTTTTTCGACTGAATCAGCTACTCCGATAACAGATGTTTTGTCATCGGAATAATCTAATTCGTGTATTACTAAAATGTTCATAAGTAGTACTTAAAGTATTGATTTATAGTTAGTTATCAAAACGGTAAGTCATCTGGTTCATCTTCAGTACTTTGCGAAGTAGCACCTGATGTTTTACTTGGCATATTATCCAATGCAGTACCGCTATTTGCAGGCTCAATTCTATAAACACTTAATGAAGTAAAATATCTACCTTGCCATTCACTTGTATTGACATTAAAAATTACTTTAATATCATCACCTACCTTTTGAAATTTCGTTAAATTAGCAACCTTATCATCGCCAAAAACTTCAAGGCAATAAAGGTTATTGTATTCTTCTGTTGTGCGTACTAAAAAGCTCTGTTTTGACCAAGTTCCGCTACCGTCTTTTTTTTCACCAGATTGTACAGGTAAAAACTTTTCTAAAACTCCCTTAATTTCTAAACTCATAATTTACTTCTATTTAAAATTCCTAATTTTGTGTTATTTTCTTCTAATCTTTCCGTAAGATGTTCAATCTCACGTTTAATGTCTTTAATCATTTCTTCTTTAACTTGCTCTACTGTTTTCATTTTACTAAAATTTCATTTTTGATATTAATGTTTCTACTCTTTTTATTTCATCCAAAACTTCGGTTATAGTTTCAGGTGTTTTTAAACTTTCATTAAAATATTTTATTAAGGCAAGTTTAATATTTGGAAAATACCATTCATCAGATGATGTTGTTTCTTTTCCTGTTTTCTCGTTTATAATTCCATTTCGTTTTTCATATTTTAAAATGAAATTATTTACGTCATTTTCAATTCTGTAATTTTCGTCTATTATTATCATTGTTATTTTGAATTTATTAATGTTAATACTTCTAATTCTTTTTGGTATGCTAAATGAGCGTCACGCTCTAAGTTAAAAAATCCTAATCGCTTTAAATTTCCTTTAAATTGAATTTCTGACTTCCATTTTTTTACTTCCTTACTCCAACACACACCTTTATATTCGCTTGTTAATGGCTTTCTTGTCACTTTTACACAAATTTCAGTTCCGTTATTAATAGCTATTAAAGCGTTCTGATAATACTCACTCGCTTCAGCTTCAGTATTAAAATACCCTAAGACTTTTGTTTTTCCGTTTACGGTTGTTTTTGAAACCCATTTACCTGAAGGTTTAGAAATTGTAACTCCTGTATATTTTGATGTGGTTTTTGTTCTGTCAATTTCTTTTACAACATTCTCTCTATTAGTTAATAATTGTAGATTATCAAGTCTATTATTCGCTCTAACGTTATCTTTATGGTCAACAATTATTCTATGACCACAGCGTATGTGATTAAGAAATGCCATAGCGACTAACTGGTGTACTTCAAAATATTTTTGCTTTCCATCTTTACATAACTGAACAGATAAATAACCCTTTGTTACCCTATTAAGTTTTAATAATCGTTGTGTTTTAGTGTTTTTAAAATTTAAAGATTTAACCCTCCCTAAACTACTCACTTGATACTTATCTTCATATCCTAAAATATCTTTCCAAATTTCAATTTCTTCTTCGTTCATAATCTGCTATTTTATTTAATTCAACTAATTCTTTTTCCATTAAGTACTCTCTTGATAATAGTACCCTTGATATTATATCTTTAATATCACCAGGATATAATTCCACGTCAAAACGTTTAACCCTATTTATCGGGTGAATGTCATATTTCCAATCCCTATTCTCAAAATCATAATTTCTATTTAGGTAATTTCCATCTCTGTCTTGCATATCCAAAAAAGTTTGCTTGTCGAATATCATATTCCTTTCTACGGATTGCTTTGCTTCAATAAAATCTTCGTTGTCATCGTCTGGCGTACCTAATCGGTAATAAATACTCTTAATAGCTTCTATGATTTGATTTAAGGGGTTATTTAATAAGCAATAGCACAATTCACCCTTAGTCTTATTATCTAACCAACAATAACCTTTTATTTGGTATTTGTAAAGTGTGGTTAATTTAGCACCATCAAAAGTTTCTTTATCCCAACTTGCCTTAATATCTTTAATGTCATCTTGCCTATTATCTGGTTCGCCTTTTATGTATTCGTTGGATAATCGCTCTGTATTTTTAATGTAAAATTTATCATCCAACAATCCAATTAAAGCAAGTCCATCTTGTTCAACAACAAGCCCTTTAGTTAAATACTTATTATTCAAATCCCTTCTTCTATCGTAATATTCTTCATTAAATAAAGTATCTAAATACGATTTTGCGCCAACAGGCAATTCGTCAGGATTATTCTTTTTAGCCAATAATTTATCAAGGGCAATTTGCTTATTATCAGTCCACTTTACTTTATTTCCGTTTGCATTAATCCCATTCGCTTTTTCAAGTAGGTAAACTTTAATTTCATCGTCAATTTTTTTAATATCGTCTGCCGTTACTAAATTTGTCATTAAATGCCCTAAACTTGAACATCTAAATTTGTAGTTTAAAAAAATGCTATCTGCCATATTATAGTTATTTGTATGTTTTTATATTAAAAATTATAGTTATTCGTACTAAATTGGGCATAAAAACCCCCTAAAAATTTCAAAAATAGGGGGTTAAATTAAATGGAAGTTACAAGAAACCATTTAATATGCCTACCCTTTATTTAGCACCTAAAGTTTTTAATTTTTCTTCGTATAAAGTTTTGTGAAAATCATCTGCCAAATATTCCGAAACTTGCTCTAACGCTTTTACTGTTTTTGCACCGTTTATGTGATTGGTTATCCTGGAGTATTCTTTATCGGCTGAAATTTCTTCTGCATCAATATAAGTAGTAGGCGCATCTACATATTCTACGTCTAACGTTTCAGAATCTTTAACAATAGATTGATCCGCTACTGTTGCTCTTTGCATCTCAATAGATAATGGAGCATTTTTACTAAGGTTAAGTTTAGTGACAGTTTTCAATGCCATTTTATCTCTATCGGTTTGCCATAAGCCATAAGTTTGCCCAAAAGTTTTAGAATATTTTTTACCGTGCGAATCAACTTCTTTTGAAGTCATAAAAAAAGTACTCTCAAAACCGTTTAACAATTTAAAGTAAGAAACATATCCAACCACAACATCACTTTTTTTGCCGTTCCAATCAAATTCAAAGCCAGTCAAAGGGTTTTCATTGATTAATTGACCTTCATATACTACCGCATCAGAAATGTACTTAAATTGACCTGAACGGATTGCTAATTGTTTAAATCCTTTTGCGGATATTTGAAACTGCGCCATTTGCTTATAAGAACCATCTTTTTGTTTGGTGTTATAGGGTATTATAAAACTGTGACCTAAGTTAGAATTAATCGGTAAGTCTAAACTTGCCGCCATCATTGCCGCCATATAGACAGAATTTTGGTCTGCATTTTTTAGTAAATCATTTGAATTTACTACTGATAAAACGGAAGCTACAAAGCCATTTGCTTTTTTCCCTAATACTTCTGCAAATTTTGCTTTTACATCATCTCTATTCATAAAAGATGATAGTCCTTTTGTTCCCGTTGTTGCTACTTCGTTTGCCATTGTTCGATTGTTTTTAAGTTTACTTTTTCTACGTTATAATATTCTTTAAATCCTTCAATTACATTTTCCTTAGAAAATTTAAAATTCTTGCTAACTGGTGCAATAAATAAAGAATTGCATTTGTCATAATCAAAAAGACTTTCTTGTTCTTCAAATCCTTGTTCTGATAATTCTGCGGCTATCGCATAAATATCTTCGGTTGCGTAATAAAATTGTGGTTCATTTTCCATTTTTAATATATGTATTTAGGTTATCATAAGTTACTATTCTTGATTTGCCAATTTTAGGCGCGATTAGCATATCTAAGGCTATATGTTTGTAAAGTGTTGCTTGGCATCTGCCTGTGATTTCTGCAACTTCCTTTATAGTATATAAGATATGGCTATTGTCTGTCGGTAAAATATTGTCTTTTTTCTCTTGAAGTTCAATAACTCTATGCGCGATTGAATCTATCATTTCGGAAGTCAATTTTATTTTAAACGGCAATTCGATTGCGTTATCCATCAATGTTAAGATTTTTAAGTTTGCGTAAATAATATTGTTTTCTATCTTCCAACATAGAAATATCATCTAATAAAGACTGTTTAATGTCTGAAAGTTTAAGCGGATCTAAATCCAAAATTTCCTGAAATTGCTCGTTTGTGATAATTGTGAAAGGATTGGGTATTTTTGTGCTAACTAAATTGTTTGTAATCTGCTGTGTTTCGTCTAACATTTTGCTTTGTTTAACTGATTATTGATTTCGTTTTGAAGTAATGGAACGATTTGCTCTTGGATGTTTTCTGGTATTAACCACATATTGCCAAACCAATGTGTATGCACCGTAGATGGGCTTCGGTCAAAATATGCGGCAATAAAATGTTTAAAATCGTTTTTCTTTTTTACTTTCTTGTAGAGTGATTTAATATTTTCTATATACATTATAATTTATTTTTGGGGTGATGTAATTCGTATTCATAAATTTATTATTTTTGTTGTATGATACTTCAAATGTATTGTGAATATTTGAATTAAACAAATAATTGTTGTGAATATTGTGAATTATTTTTAAAATAATTTTAAACTATTGATTATGAAAGCAATAGACATCAGAAAAAGACGCAAGGAATTAAATTTATCACAAGCTGAATTAGGTAAGTTAATAGGTGTTCACGGAAATACAATCTACAATTATGAAAATGGGGCTATAATACCAGATACAAGTTATAAGATGCTTGCAAAGGTATTATTTGATTTAGAGGGTGAAGATGATGACAAATCAACAAGGGTTGACAGTTTAAAAAAAGAGATATACGAAGCCACCAACAATCTAATCAACGTATTGAACGAGCAAATCAAAGAAGCTCAAAAAGACACTTCAACGATTAATTCAATCGAGAAAATTCAATCATTATTACGTATTAAATTAGAATTAATAACGGAACTACAACAATCAATAAAGTAATTATATTAGGTTTTTATATTCTTTTATTAGTTCTCTGATTCGGTCAGCTTCTTGTTGGTAGAAAAATAATTTTTCTTCAAAATTTATTGTGTCAGATTTGGGGGTTAAGACATTCATAGTTTATAATTTTTTCTTTTTCGATGCTCAAATGTACATCAATTTAATGGATAAAAGATGACTTATATCACAATGTTCACAAATAATCATATAGTCGTTTTTAGTCGTTTAGCACACTATTTGGTTGAGAAAATGTAGATAAAATAGTTAGTATGATTTTTAGGAAGTCAGCAAAATAAGGGGGTACAGAGGTTTTATTTTTTAATACATTAGTCCTACTGAAACCATATTTTCGTACTAAATATTACTAAAAACAGCTATAAATAATAATAATTGTCTAAAAATTTTGTTGTATGATATAAATACATTAAATTTGTAGTAAGATATAGTCAAATTAAGACATACTTAGTTGAGAAAATGTAGATATACTAACATAATTTTTGCAAATATAAGATTCTAAAACAAATAAAAATGGCAACAGTAAACTTTTCAATCAAAGGAGAAAGTAATCCTACAACAATTTATCTAAGACTTTCACATACCAGAGCCGTAAACTTATGGGCAACAACTGGCATCGTAGTTAATCCATTACATTGGGATAGCGAAAACCAAAAAATCAGAAATGTATCGGCAGTTAAAAATCGTGATGAAATTAATCAAAGATTTGCAAAGTTAAAACCGTATGTAATAGACGCTTTAAATGAATCTTACATATCAGGTACAGAACTTGATAAAGATTGGTTAAAAGGCGTTATACACACGTTCTTTAACAGACCTAAAAATGAAGTGAAATTAAAGAATTTGCCATACACTATTAATTGGTCAGATTATGCGGATCATTGGATGACTAATTTTGCAGACACATACAAAACTAAAAATAATACAATTCTTAGTAATCACAAAAAAAGTGGGTATAATTTTGCAATAACTCTTTTTAAGAAATATGAAGGCAAAAGTAAAATTAAACTTAAAGATATTGATATTAACGTAATTGACGGATTTGTAAATTACTTAATAGAAAAAGGAAATTACGCAGAAGAAACAACAGTAAAATATTTAGGTATGTTTAAGTTCTTTTGCTTCAGGGCGGACGAAGCTAACATAACTATAAATAAAAACTACAAAATGAAGGTTTTTATCCCTAAAACAACGGAAATAAAAAGACCTTATCTAAATGACAACGAAATTGAAACAATTTATAACCACGATTTTAGTGAAGATGAAAAGTTGGATGCAGTAAGAGATACTTTAATAATTTCCGTTTGGACTGGGTTAAGGTCATCTGACTTTTTAAAAAGATTAAAAATAGATAATTTCAAAGATGATGATGTTATTGAGATACAAACATTAAAAACTAAGACAGACGTGGTAATTCCTATTCATTGGATGGTTAAGGCTATTTTAATAAAATGGAATGATAAACTACCAAAAACAAATAAGGCGGAATATAACGCAAATGTAAAATTAGTTTGTCAAGAATGTGGAATAACGCAAGAAATGTTAGGTGATTTAAGTGTAAAAGAAGAAGGGAAAAAGAAACAAGATAAAAGAAATGTAAGAGGAATGTATGCGAAATACAAATTAATCGCCAGCCATATTGGACGCAGAAGTTTTGCCACAAATTTAATAGGCAAAGTTGATAACAGAGTAATTATGGGAATTTGCGGATGGTCAACAGAAACTATGATGTTTAAATACGTTCAAAAATCTAACAGAGATTATGCAAATAAATTAAAGGAATATTGGGAATCAGATAAATAAAACTAAACTAAAAGAAAAATGGAAAATTTTAAAAAATTAGAAGATAGCCAAATAATGATAAAATTATTAGATAGGCTAAGATATTCAGCAAATGCGCTTTCAAAGAAATTAAACGTTACGCCAAGTGCAATTTATCATATTATGAACGGTCAAAATTCTATTTCAAATGATATGGCGTACAAAATAATAGATTTATTTCCTGAAGTAAATTATATGTTTCTGAAAAAAGGGGAAGAACCAATTATCACAAATAGAGTTCATACTAAGCAGCAAGAAGAAGCTCCATGAATTGCAGATTTCGCTTCATTCGCTAATGTGCCAAAGATTTTAAAGAATATTGAAAGCCTTATGGAAGATAGTAAGGTAGAGAGTTTACTAAAAAGACTTTTGGAAATTGAAGAAAAAAGGGAATT